TGAAGCCGCGCGAGATGTGGATTTATCGGACCGAAGAAAAGATCGGCAAGCGCAGCACCGGCTTCTTCGCCCGCCCCGGCGCTGACCCCGACGACAAGTCGGAGCAGGTAGAAATTCTGGGTGCCGGTTGCCAGTTCGCGGCCTTCGGGCAAAGAGATCCAGCAACCACCTACACATGGCCAGAGCAGTCATTGGCCGACTACAAGCTGATGGACCTGCCCGTCATCACCGCGGCTCAGGTCGAGGCGCTGAAGGACTTCGCGGTCCTCTTCTTCGAGGAACGCGGCCTCGTCCGCAAGAGCGCGGAGGGCGGCACCGACGAGGGCTACACCCACGTCTACGACCTCACGCCCGACATGGTCTTCGACGTCCGCAATATCGGCAACATGACCGTCGCCGAAATGCAGACGTACCTCGAAGGCCAGCCGGAGAACACCGAACTCAGGTGCCGGGTTCAGGCTCTTCGACCGGGCACATCCGGCTCGCTGGCAGGGCAGGCGTCCCTGTCCAATGGCGTAGTCTGCATCTCGGACCATGGCTCGTACACCAGCCACTTCCCCGCCGACCTTGGCACCAGCAACAAGCTCGAGGAGCTTGGTGCCCTGCTCGAGAGCCGGGTGGTCGCCTCCATATTCAAGCGGCCAGAACCCATCATCGAAACCAAGCGGTCGATGGAGGTCCAGCCGCACGGCGTTTACGAGGACAACTACGGCATCGTGCTGCGCAGGTACGTCTACGTGTCGGAGATGGACACTGTCGCCGACGTGGTCACCAACCGCTTCGACATGCCGCTGGTCAACTTCCGCAACCTTCTTGCCCCCTACTACACGGTCGAGATCGGGCCAAAGAAGGGTGAGACGCTGCACTACATGGCCGACCACTGGCTGCGCGACAAGGACAGGCAAGAGGTCAGGCTGGCCCTGATGCGGCCCGACAAGGCGTACCCCCTCTTCGAGGACAAGGGCGACAAGTACTTCAACACCTACCGCGACCTTGAGTTGCCGACGCATGGTCAGGCCGCCCTCGGTTTCGACCTGCTGGAGAAGCTGCTGCCCATCCACGCCGAGCGTCACTACTTCACCCAATGGCTCAGCTTCAAGGTCCAGCACCCCGACACCCGCGGCCCCGGCATCATGATGGTCGCCAACGACAGCTACGGCACAGGCCGAGGCACGCTCGTCGAACTCATCACGAAGATGTTCGCACCCGGGCTGGTACGCGAGATCGACTTCGAGACCCTCGCTGGCAGGGGCACGCAGGGCCAGTACAACGAGTGGCTGGCCGACGCCGTCATTGTCGCGGTGAACGAAGCGCAGGAGGTGACGGGCAGCGCGTGGCGGAGCCGCACCAATCTGTACGAACATCTCAAGGAAGTGATCGACCCCGGCAAGCATTCGGTCTACGTGAAGCGCAAGGGCCTGAAGAACTACATGGGCCGCACCTCGGCCAGCCTGCTGATCATGACCAACCATGCCGACAGCGTGGCGATACCCAAGGGCGACCGCCGCATCGCGGTTCTGGAGAATGGCCAGAAGCAGCCGCAGGAATACTGGAACCGCTTCAGGTCGTGGATGAACGAGGACGCCAACGTCGGCGCATTCGTCGAGCAGTTGAAGAAGTACCCCCTAGAGGGCTACCACCCGTTCGCGCCGCCGCCGCTCACCCACGCCAAGGCCGACATGATTGATGCCAGCACCAGCGCGCTGGATCAGGCGGTCAACCATGTTCTTGCAGAGATGCCCGGATCCCTGCTCACGCGCGAGCAGTTGGTCTTCGCGCTCGAGCGCTACGTCATCGAGTACAGCGTAGAGATGCCGATGGACTGGCAGAAGGCAATTCTGTCGATCTATCAGCGGCGCACGCGCACGCCCTTGGGCGGCCCCAACGCCGTGCTCATCGACGGCAAGATGCGGTTCATCAGGCAGCTCAAGACACCGCCGCCGGGTACTTTCGACACGGACCAAGCCACCGTGTCGGAGGTGCTGTTGAACGGGCTTCTGTCCCGGCCTTTGCAGAACGCGGGCAAAGCGGTAACCTTGGGGTAGCAAACCCGGAGGTTAGCTATGGACTTTGATGTCGTTCGCCCCCTCTTCGGAGGCAAGCTGACCCAGAAACAGGTCGACGGAATAAACCACCTCGTGTCGATGTGGGGTCGCTACGGCGACGGAGACCGGTACAAACTCTCGTACCTGCTGGCGACTACGGCGTGGGAGACGGCCTACACCATGCAGCCGATCCACGAGCGCGGGCCCAAGAGCTACTTCAGCAAGTACGAACCCGGCACCTCAATCGGTAAGGCCTTGGGGAATACAACGGCGGGAGACGGCTACAAGTTCCGAGGCCGTGGTCACGTACAGCTTACCGGTCGCCGGAACTACGCCAAGGCGGGGAAGGCCTTCGGCATAGACCTCATCAAGGAACCAGACCTCGCCTTGACGCCTGACGTATCCGCCCGCGTCCTGATCACAGGATGCCTCGAGGGCTGGTTCACGGGGCGTAGTCTGGGCCAGTACATTACTCCAGACCTGATCGACTATAAGAACGCGCGCCGAGTCGTTAATGGTCTGGACAAGGCGGCACAGATTGCCGAGATGGCGAAGGTATTCGAGAGCGCTCTCGGCGTCCGCATACCGGCCCCGCCTCTCACGCAGCCGCGACCAACGCCCGCCACAATTGACAAGCCGAAGCCTTTACCGCAAGCCTCATTCTGGGTTAGGTTGCAGGCACTTGCAGGTCTGTTCCTCGCGGCGCTGAAGAGGGCCTTTTTCAAATGATAAAGCCTTGGTACACCAGCCGAACCATGTGGCTGAACATTGCATCTATCGTCACAACTCTGGCGACGCTTGGTTTGTCTAACCTGTCGTTGCTTGGTCTTCCAGATTACGCCCTGTTTTGGTGGATGCTGGGCCTGACCCTAGTGGTCAACGTCTCGAACATTGTTCTGAGGTTGGGGACCACGGACGCCATCGGGAAGTCTGAAGACGGCTTCACGGGCGAGAACACATGAACATTCTCGGCCTTCTCAATCCGCTAGGCGCGTTGAAGGACGGTCTTGTCTCTGCGCAAAAGCAGTGGCTCGACGCCAAGAACGACGCCTCCCGGCTGAAGGCCGAGGAGAACATGGCCTACTTCAAGGGCCAGATCGAACTGGCGGTCGCCGCCAGCAGGTATGACAAGTGGTACTCGGTGCGGTCGCTGATCGGCTACTGCGTCGTGATCTTGGTCGCGAAGCTCCTCATCTGGGACACGGTCCTTGGGTGGGGTGTAACCCCCAACCCCGGCCAGTTGGTGATGTGGATCACGGTTACCGTGATCGGGTTCTACTTCGCGAGCAAGACAGCCATTGACGTCGCTCGCATTATACGAGGCGGGAAATGAACCTGTTCGGTCACGATATTGCGTTCTGGTTTGCAGCCTTTGGGTCGGCGGCGCTCAAGATAGTTCTGAGCCCGTGGATGGGCGTATGGCAAGGGGTCATCTCCGTCGGTGCCGCGTTGTTCTGCGCGATTGTCTTCACCTCGCCCGTGCTGAACTACCTGAACATGGACCCCGAAACGTACAAGGCCGCTCTCGCGGCCTTGATTGCGCTGACGGGTGAGAGCATCGTCAGGTCGATGCTTCAGCTTGTGACCGAGCCGGGTAAGCTTGCGGACATGATCAAGTCCATTCGCGGCGGTGGCGGGAAATGAAGACGGGCCTCAGACTGCCATGGTTCTGGGTATTGGTGGCCGCGTGGGCCACCGTCCTCCTGATCGCGTGGGCCACCAACACCGGCCTTATCAGTTGACCTTGGCCCTCTTTTCCGCCTCGTCATAGTACGCCGCGACTGCGCGGTTCATCACTTCCGCCATGTCGTCGCGGATGTCGGACACCTTCTTCAGCCTTGCGGTCTGCGTCATGGTCTTGTTGTCCATCGCAGCGCGCAGCTTCTTCCGCAGATCCTTCAGCTGCCGGTCCGCCCGATCAAACGCGGACCGCACCCTTGAACTTGACGCGATGCGGGTCTTGCCTGAAGCCCGCAACTCCTTGTCCTCAAGTTCGTTCTCCGTGGTTTTTACCTCGCCAGCGAGGTCGTAGTATATGTCCTGCGCACCCCTCTTGGTCGAGGTTCCGGTCACGAAACGTTTGATCACCGGGATCTTGCCGAGGTCGACCTCTTCGCCAGCAATCACAGCCAGCGGTGCCTCCGTCAGCATGTACTTGGCGTCGAGCAGGAACTTACCGGTGCCCGCAGTGGCGAACTCGAACCAGTACTGCAGGTGCTCAGGCGACCAGTCTAGGCCCCCCTTTCGCATCGCGTTGCCGCCCGTCAGGTCGTTGAGCTTTTGGGCCGCCCACACGAAGGTTCCATCCGTGCTCCGGTAGAAGCGCTCGCTCATGGGTTTGGTTTCGTCGTAGGTCGGCGGCACGATATCCATGTCCGCCCAATTCTTGTTGGACGCCAATTCGACAAGGGGGTCCACAAACCACGGCGATATGACCACGGCGGGGTTCGAGCTGGAACCGATGGGGCTGATCGCGCCTACCATGGCCGTGACCGCCCTGCCCATAGCTCCATCAGCCTTGATCGGCTGCCGGGGATTGGTGAAGCTGTCGATGGCTCGGTTGATATTGCGACCAAGGTTGTAGATCGCGCCATAGACGCCGATGGCCATCGGTATCTTCAACGGCTGGGTGATGCCGGGGACGCCGAACTTATGAACAGGCAAGACGATGTTGCGGGCCAGTTCGTCTTCCGACATCTGGTCGTAGTCCTTGATGCCGTTCTCGTCCTCATCATCGCTGACTGCGCGGTTGAGCGCGTCGAGCAAAACCGCCATGCCAATGACGCCGGTCAGGATACCTAGGCCCGCCTTCGACTTCAAGGCGCTGCCAGCCACGGCCATGCCGTTGGTGACGACGCTCGCGAACAGGTAGCCGGTGTCCATGAGCTGCTTGTACTTGCCGCCCTTGTTGAAGTTGATGGTCAGGTTCTTGGCCGCGACACCAGCCTCGGTGATTGATGCACCCGCATCACGCATGGCAGAGTACAGGCCCAAACGCATTGTGCCCTCGGCCACGTTGTTGAGGCCGTCCCACTTTGCCAGAGCGTAGTCGACAGCTTGGCCCGCCTTCGCGACAACGGCCTTGCCACCCTCCAAGGCACCGGCGTCACGGCGCAGCTTGTTGATCGTGGTCGCCAGATCGGTCGGCGCAAGGAAGGATACGATCCAGCCATTCTGCACCATCTCCTCGTAGTGGCGGGTCATCTTGCCGCTGCCCGGGGGAGCCTTCTGGTTGAGCTGGTACTCGCTGATCGCTATGGCGGCCTGCGGGATGCTGGCCACCATCTTCGGGATCAGGTTCTTTACGTCGTACTGCGCGGCGTTGATCAGGGCTTCCTGCGCGTCGCGCACGAAGTTGGTCAGCACGAAGTTCGGGTTACGCGACGTGATCAGCGCCGTGTAGGTCCGCCGCACCCACATCATTATCTGCAGGAGCTTGCCAAACTGCTCGATCATCGGCGACCGCAGCGCATTGCTGATGTACATGTCGTCGGTCTGCAAGATGACGTCCTTGCCGTCTATCTTGAACACGAGGAAGCGTGGGTCGTTACGGAATGAGGGGTCTACGATTTCTCGGATCATACCATCCGCGCCGTAGGCCAGACGCTTCGGGTACTGCGTCAGGATACTGATGCTGCCCTGCACCCCCGCAGCCTGCGCCTGCCGAATGGTATCGACCAGCGCCTTACCGACGCGGGCCCTCTCGCCCCTCATGACCGTCACGGCCTGCAAGGACACGAGGTTGGCGACGATGTCGCCAGCCTTGCTGGTGCGCCCGAACATACGCTTGTCGGGCCTCTTGCCCCACGACGTAAAGCCGCGACCGACGCCATCGGCCCGAGGTGGCTTCGTGATGAAGTCGTTGGGGTCGGTGTCTTCGGTATCCCGCAGCGGCACCCAGTGCTGGAAGGGGGACGCGGCCAGAACGTCGGCGGTGATCTGCCCCGTTGCAAGCCGTGTTTGGTTGATGTCGGCAACGATGTCGTCAGCCATACGGCTGATCGCCATGAGGTCGGTGAAGGTGCCTTTCGCCCTTGCGTCGGCTATGATCTTGGCCGCCACGGCGTCGGTCATGCCAGAGGGGTCAGGCTTCTTCGAGCCGCGCGCACGCAGGTAATCGTTACGTTCCGGCGCGTGCAGGGCGTACAGGAAGTCGATCACGTCGTCATACGTAAAGCGCTTGGCCTTGATGCCCGCCTTCATGGCGTCAGTCAGCGGCGTGATGAACTGGCGCTCGCGCTGCTGGACTTGGAAGGCTGCCGCGCTACCGACCGACTGCTCGACGATGTAGGCGTTGAGGTCGGCAGGGATCGGGAGACCTTTCCTGACAAGCTCGTCGTAGTACTCCTTGATGGGCAGGAAGTTGTCCTGAAAGTTTATGCGGAGGTCAAAGATGCTGCCAGCGATGGGTATCGCCCGCTTGCTGCGCCCGAAGTTGTGCAGGTTCGTGCTGAACCAGCCCTGCACCCTGTCGTAGATATTGCGGTGCACCATGCCGCCGTGGGGCGTAACCCGCGCGCGCGGACGACCCCTGCTGTAGCGGATGTCGGACCCAGCCGCAGACCAAGAGCCGCGGTCGGCAACGGCTGCCTTTGCCTGAGTTGGCTGGAAGGTGATGTAGGCGTCAGGCCCATCGGGTTCGGTACGGTACACGATGCCGTCGTAGCCAGCCTCCATCACGGCGTCCTGCAAAGCGACGGGCCCATTGACCGTGTTGTCCATCACGCTGCGATAGAAGTCGGCGTCGATGACACCGAGGTCCAGCAACTGCTTGGCGACAGCGTCAGTTTTGAACGAGCCATCGTCTACGAGGGCCAGCGGGTTCTGGATCGACAGATATGACGGGTACCCCGGCCCCCGGTCACCTTGCGTGTTCGCCTGATCGACAGAGCCGAAGTGCGACCTGAACTCCGACGCCCTCGTGTCGAAGACACCGAGGTTACTGTCAGGAGTACCGAGATCGTACACCCTCTTCGGCGCGCCGCTCTCGTCGACGACAGCGCTCTGCTTGAACCACGAATTGAAGGCGACGCTCGACAGGCCCTGACGCGGACCACGCCGTTCGATGTCGAACTCGTACATGCCGAGCATGTCGACGAGGCTGCCGTTGGCGGTGAGCGTGTCGGCGTTCTCGATCTGCCCCTTGCCTGAAGGGTACAAGACCACGGGCATCGCCGTGGACTTACCAACGAGGGCGCGGGCCATGCCAACGCCATCGCTGTTCATGACCGGTACGGCACCAACCTTGCCGCTCTCGACAACGAGCGACGGCATGGTGTTGAACTTGAGGCCGTCGTTGGCCGCTGCGTTGTAGAGGGCCTGCTCGCGCACCGGTGCGGGGTCAGCGAGGCGCAGGAAGTCTTCGGGGTTCATGTAGACCAGCACGGCACCACGGTCGCCGTCACGCGCCATCTGCAACTGCTGGTACGCAACGTCGCCACCGAAGAAGGCGTTGCCGTCGCGCGTCTCGCTGAAGGCTGGAGCCGACGTATCGGCAGGCGATACCACCGCAGCCGCGGACCGCTTCGGGTCGCCGTAGTATTTGCCGCCGGGCACGACGTCGTCGAGCATGGCGTAGAACTCAGGCGAGCCGACGTTGTAGCTGTTGGCCGCGGTAAGCTCCCCCATGTTGCCAGCACGGCCATCCAGCCATGTCCACTCTGGCATCAGGCCGGTCTTCTGGTCAGCGAAGACGGTATCCTCAACCGATGCGGAACGGTTCTTCTCGCCGTACGGGCCGTAGTTCAGCCAAGAGTTCTGGCCCCTCGTCTCGGTCGTGATCGCGCCGACAGCCGGTCCTTGGAACAGACGGACGTGGGCCTGCCACGCATTCTCTTCGCCGCGCGCACGGAAACCAGCCCCCTCGAGGCCGTGGCCGAAGGCGTCGTGAACGGCGCGGAAGAGGTCGTTGGCCGTCACGTTGCGGAGGGGACCGGTCGGTGACCCCCACGCCCACTTGATGTCGGTGCTTTGCAGGAGGGGATTACCGGTGACGTCGACGTCCGTGGCCCCGCTGCCGAAGCCGTCGGAAGTCGGGAACACCGCCATGCGCTTATTGGCGCGCAGATCGCGCATGGCGTTCCACGGATTGCCGAAGCCGCCCTGCTGCCCTTCGTACGGATCCCGCCCATCGGGGTCACGGAAGTAGAACTGGTACCCAGCCTGCTCGAGCGCGCGGTACTGGGCCACGGTCTGGCGGATTAAGTCTTGGTACGCCGCCACGACCTTTGGGTCTGTGGGGGCGTGCGGCATGACATCATAAGCCGCGGCGATACGCGCCGCGCGCTTGGGGTCTACCTCGACAAATTCGGATTGACGCCGGAGGTCGATGCCGTTGTCCCGAGCGTATTGCTCTGCGACGGCGAGGAGGCGCGCGTCCGGGCCCGATGCTCCTGCAACATTTGGCGCGCCTTCAAGAGGCGTACTGCTTGGGGTCGGTATCCGTCCTCCTCCGTCTCGGGAGGGGAGCCGCGACTGTTCCGCTGGTCCATACTTTATTCCTCGGCTGTAGAGATAGAAGTCACCCCGCCCCGGTACGCTTTGCCCGGAGGTAGATCCATCAGCTCCTCTGGCATATCCACGATCTGCTGCCAGTTGTCCGGTACCGGACCGCTGAACGCGAGCGCGAGCCAGTTCTCCCTCGTAAGAGGTCGGCCTAGCCGCTGCAGCGCTACCACTATCGGGTCCGAGCCAAGTCGGGTCATTGATGCCTCCTGCAAGAGCCTCGATCTGCGTCCGGGCCGCGCCAACATCCAACGCACCGGTCTTCACCGCGTTCCAGACGTTGAGCACCTGTTGTACTTTACCGGCGTTCCGCTTGTCAACGGCGGGAAATAAACCACGTATGGCCTCCCACGTAATTGACTGCAATTCGCGCGGCAGAATGCCGAGCTGCTCGGCAGCGCGACGGTAAGCCTCGGCGTAGATACCGTAGGTACCTTGCGCGCCGTTGTCCGCGATATTTCTGGCCGCGATCCAACCAAGGGGCTGCTTCGATACGCCGGGGCTGGAGCCGAAGTTGTGGTGGACTTCAGGTGAGCTGCCCGACAACGGGCGTATCAGTGCCGCGGCCACCGCGTGGGTGTCGATTGTTACGTCACCCCACGGCGCTTTCGGCGCGAGGATGTTGTTATAGAAGTTGCGGACCTTGTGCTTCTCGCCCATCCGCTCGCTGACATTGTCGCGGGTCGGGTTGCCAATGGCACTGATCGCCTTGGCAATTTCGACGTTCGAGCCCCACGCCACGTTGCCTTCAGGCTGACCGATGAACTCGCCTTCGGGGCTGACCGTGCGGAACCCGCGCGGGTTGTAGGTCTCGTCGTAGATGCGGACCCACATGGCCTTGGTCAGGTCATCCGGCATGTCGGTGAGCGTGCCGTTAAGCACGGTCTGCACATCATTGGCGTAGTCGGGTTTGGCGTAGATGCGCTGAGCGGTCGCGGCCATCTCCGGCGTAGGAGTGAACGCCCGATTGTTGCCGGTGGTGAACGATGTATAAATGTCGAGTACGCGCTCGGCGAGACTGACGTTCTGATACCAGTCTTTTTGCGGCGACAATGACGCCAGCACCCCCGCGACAACGTAGTCGGGGAGATTGTACTGACGCGCCCAGCGTTCGGTGATGGTACGAGCGCCGTCGTACCAAAGCTTCGAGCGCTGTCGAATTTCCCCCGGCACACGGTTGTGCAGGTAGACAAGATTTCCGACAACGAAGTCGATGAAGTCTTCGGCGATCTGGTCCGGGATTGTCGCCGTGGTGCGGAAGCCGGGGTACGACTTCACAATTTGCATGTTAGCCGCAAATTTGGCGGGGTCCGCCTTCATCGCCGCGAGGTCGATGATCAGGTTGTCGGTCAACGGATTTTGCCGCGCCAGACCTCGTATGGTCGTGGGCTGGCGCGTTGAGATACGGTCGGGCGTGTCGCCGTTGGGCATCATGCGCGTCTGAAGAACGCCGCGGCTGTACCGCGTCTCGTCGCCGATGCCCGACAGGTCGATGATGTCTTCGCGCGGCTGAACCGGTTCGACCAGCGCCTCGGGCGGCAGCAGTGCCGCCTTCTGTTCAGCGAACTCGCGCATGTTCGGCGGCACGTAGCCAAGGGCGTCCGGTGCCGCGATGCTGCCATCGGTCAGACGCATCTTCGGGCCAGCATTCTGCCACGCCGACTGGGCCAGCATCTCGGTGGCGAGGGCGCGTGTGCCCTGATCCGAGTACATGCCCTTGAGCGTGTGGTACGCGCGGTAGTCGCCCAGCTGGCTGGGGACAGCACCCACCGGCGCGTAGCCATACACCTCGGCCACGACGCGCAGCAGATCACCGTTCGAGAGCGAGGAGCCATCCGGCGTGGTGATGCCCGACGGTTCCTGCATGGGGTGGTTACGGCGTGAGGGGTGGGGCGGGAACAGCTCGTTGCTGAGCCGCATCTTCACCTGACCATTGTCGGCGATGTCGTCGATCAGTTCGCGCTGGTTGAGATACGGCTGGCCATTCTCCCGCCACGGCACGACCTCGACGTTGAGCGTGTTGAAGATGGCCTTGGTTTCGGCGACCAGCGACGAGTACGCCTTGCCGACCGCGATGTTGCTGGGCTCGTGCTTGGCCTTGTCGTAGGCGTCGGCTAGCTTCATCAGGAAGCCTGCGTCTGGCGTGTCCCTGTTGGGCGTCGGCGACAGGTTGAGGTCCGTCTTGGCCTTCTCAAGCAGATCCTCGACGCGGTCGAACGAGCCGCGGGGCCCGACCATGAAGTCGTCACTCGGCGTCGTGCCAAGCACCGAACGGGGCCCGACGCGACCGACGCGGTCTTCGGCGGCCTGCTCGCGGGCCTGAAGGAACTCGCGCTGCGCCGCGAGCGTTTCTTCGGGCGTCGTTGCCACAGCCATGTCGGCTCTGGCCTTCTCCATCATTTCGACGGCGGCACCGCGGTACGACAGCGGTGCCTTGATGCGCGACCGCGCCAGCGTGCCGGTCTCGATGCTGCGGAAGATGTCGTCCGGCACCGAGCCAACCAGACGCTTGAACCACTCGACGATCTTCTCAAGAGCGGTGCGCGGCACGCCGGTCACGGCCCGCCTGTTGGCGGCCCACATGCGGAACGCTTCGGCGATAGCCTCTTCGACAACGACGTCGGGGCGGTCCCGTAGGTCGGGGTTGGTGTCGAACGCCGTCTCGAGGTACGTCTTGCCCGTCTTCGGGTGCGTTGCCTTCTCGACGTAGTTGGACAGAATTGACCACGCCCGTGTGCGGGGGGCCAGAACACCAGCCTCGCGGAGGGCGTGGACGGTTTCGTGGTCCATCACGCCAGCCAGCGCTTCGACGACCTCGTCGGTCGACATGTTGGGGTCGAGGTTCTCGACCGACAATTCGATGAGCTGATTGAGGTACGAACCCTCGATGCCACCTTCGCCTTCCTTGTCGGTGATCGCCAAGACGATCTGGACGCGGTTGCCGATCAGGGGCAGGGCGCGGCGGTTGGCCTGCTCGTTAAGCTTGTCGACGATCTCCTGCAGTCTGCCCTCTACCACCTTGGGGGTCGGGACGATCTGCTGGCGCGACCGCGCGATGACCGACGGTCGCGGCGCGCGCCCCGACGCGCGTGCTGCGGCCACTTCGTCTGCTATCTCTTGAAAGGCTTCTGGCCCCGTTCGAACGCGTGGCGGTGCGGCTCCTCGCGCCGTAAATCTTTCGGCTTCCGCCCGTGCGGTGTCTTCGGCGACGTGCGTACTGACGACAGCGCGGTCAACCAGATTGCCTTCGGCGTCGTAGCGGTTCTCGTAGACGGCGTAGCCCGGTCGGCCATCCATCGCCTTGCCTTCGGCGTCGACACCGCCGCGCGCAACTTCCACCCTGCTGGCCGGGAGTTGTTCAGCCTTCTCGCGCTCGCGGATCCCGCGCACGGCGTCCTTAGCCGCGACCTGATCCTCGAAGACACCGACGACCTTGCCGTCCTTCTTGACGGCAATGGTATCTAACGACACAGGGGCAACAGTGAAGGTCTTCAGCGGCGACTGGGTAGACGGGGCAGCGGGTCGTTCGTACGGCTTGAAGGTTCCGGGACGGGTACCCGGCACCAAGTCGCCGCGCTGGACCATCTCGTCGCGGATCAGCTTGGCCGCGGCGGGTGTTGCGCCGGTCGCGTCCTGCAGACCCTTGAGAGTGAAGCGGCCAGCCGAGCGAACGGAGGCAACGCCTGCGCCATACTGCTCTTCGGTAAAGGGGCCAGTGCGCGCGACGGCGCTTTCCTGCGCCGGGCGCGTCGAAGACGCGAGGCCCTGCTCGCCGGTCAGCGGCTTGCGGGCGAGGATCAGTGCGTCGATGAAGCTTTGGTCGACCTTGGCATTCTTCATGTCGGCAACCGACACGGGTGCATCCGGCTGACGCCCGGTACGCATCCGCCACAGGTTTACCTTGCCCGCGACGTCGGGGCCAACCTCGGACATGCTGAACGAGCCGATGGGCGTGGTGACTTCGCGGGCAGTGCCCAGCGTGGCCCGGGTGCGGTCGGCGGCCTTCTGCGCGATCTGCTCTTCGGTCGGCGAAAGCTTGATCGTCTGCTGCCGCGCGACGATGGGCGACACGATGTCTTCTGGTGCGGATGGGGGAGGCAGCGCCAACCGCTTCTCGCGCTCAATAGCCTTCGGCTGCGCCGCTACGTTGCCGAGCGTTTCCGCGATGCCGGGGTCGGCACCGGTGGGCACACCGAAGTTGGACCCAACGACCCTCTCGGTCGTCGGCGCGGCCTTGTCGTCGGGAACAAAGGGGCCCTGCGTAATCCGGTCGACGGCACTGACACCGCTCTGCGTGATACCGCCGCCAAAGGCCCCCGATAGGATCGCGGTCGTCAGCCGGTTCGAGGCCTCGGACCAAGTCATCTCTGGCTCAATAAAACCTTTGTCGAGCCCGATCTGGAGTAGAGCGGTAACGCCTTCCGACAGCCCTTCGGCTGCGACCTGCTCGCCAAGCTTGCGGAAGAACCGGCCCGGCCCCTGCTGCAGCAGCAGTCCGATGGGTAGGGCGGACGGGATTGCCTCGGACGCGCCAGACAGAACCCCGTACAGCGCGGCGTCGTTCGGGGAAAGACCTTCATCGCGCCCACGACCATAGCTCTGGCCTTGTGTCATGAGCTGGGCCTGCGCCAACACGGGAGCAGGGGTCTTCAGGAGAAGCGACGCAGCTATGGCAGGGGCCAGCTGGGCCGTCGAGCTTACAGCCGATACGCCAGCGCCAATAATGGAGCCGGGGACGACATTGACAGGAATGCGTTCCGCCTCAATCTTCTTGCGTTCTTTCGCGCCTTCTTTTTCGAGCGCCTGAACACGCTCGTACGATGTACCCAACGGCCTGAAGTTTGGATCCTGCCCCTTCAACGCGGCTTCAAGCTCCGCCTTGCCCTGCGGCGTCTTGATGAAGGCCTCGACCTGAGCAGTCTGCGCCGGGTCGAGAATGTCGCGACCAGTCCCAGCAGGTTGTATGCCGAGCCTGCCCGAAGCCCAGCGGATCAGGTTCTGCTCGTCGAAGGAGGCTGTTCGGGTGGCGTTTAGCTTGTATTCGGGGCCGATCTGCGCAAGCAGCTTGTCGGGGTCTCCAGCGGAGCCCTCGAAAAGCTGCTGCTTTATGCCGGAAAAAGCCTGCGGAAAATCGGACGCAAAAGCGTTAATCGCCGACTTACCTGCAGCAACAAACGGGTTGTCGGCTTTACTCTTCCGCTCAAGGATATTCTGAATTTCGTTGGGGTACTTGGAGCTGATCAGTTCGGCGATACGCTGCGGGGTTGTACCCGGCTTAAAAGCAACAAGCTGCCCATCGGGCATCTCTACAACGATGTCGTTTTCGGGCTGCTGTGGAGCCGTCGGAGGCCCGTAAGGTGACGCGCCAAACGACATGTGCCGAGTGCTCCAAGCTATTCTAGGTTAGAAAAAGTCTTCGGCCTTGAGTATAGCCCCGCTGGGTAGGGCTGTCGAGCCGCCCGGCGCGCCGACGCCAACCTTGTCCAAGTTCTCTTCGACCTTATCAGCGAACGACCCGTAGTCGGGGTAGTTCAGTCGGAACTCGTTAACGGCTTCGCGCTTGATGAGCTGCTGAAGCTGCGCGCGTCCGGCTGCTACTTCTGTCGGGTCTGCGCTGTCGAGAAGGTCGCGAATGGTCGATGGCACAGCCTCTGTAGGCATGCCATCGGAAGCAACATACCGGCGCTCTACGGTTTTGTTGAGCGTGTTGAAAGCGTTGGAGATGCGCAGGTTTTCGTTAGCCTGATTAGTGGTCCGAATTTCATCGTAAGCCGTGCGCTGCTCAGGGGTAGCTTCTTCGTACCAGAGCGCCTCGCGAACATCCGCAGGCATGAGCTGCTGCTCCGACAGGCCCAACTGCTTGGTCTGCATATCGCGGCTAAACGCGCGATCCTGCTCAGAGCGCTGGTCCTGCTCCATCTGGCGAGCAAGGTCGATCTGATCCCGCATGGCCTGCATTTCCTGCGTGTTCAGGCGCTCCATCGATTGCTGGTAGGATGGCAGCGCGGCGCTCAGACCAGTGCCGACATTGCTCAGCGTGTTGCGCGAGCGGCCAGCCATGATCTGCGCGCCGATGTTCATCAGCGCCATCTTCTGAGCCGTCTTGCGGTCTTCGTCAAAGCCAGACAGGCGCTGGCCGTAGGCCGATACCAAGTCAGCCAAACCCCCATCGGCGTAGCCCACCGGCCCGCCTTCGGCGTACCCGACCATACCGCCGTTGGCGAAGGCCTGCTGCTGCGGCTGGGGCATGGCGGCGTCAATGCCAGCCGTCGGCATACCGCCACCACCCTGCATCATACCGCCCATCGGCATACCGCCGCCGGGCATCGCTGCGTCGATGCCAGACGGCATCTTCTGGCCCATCAGTTCTTCGGCGACGGTCGGCTGGTTGGCGCGGTACTTGGCGTTGGCTGCTTCGTATCGCTCTCGAGCCGACTTGCGCCGGTTGACCTCGGCGAGCACCAGATATGGCGGCACACTCCCGCCGCCCATCTCGCCCTTGAGGGCGTCGTCGGCGAGGCCGCGTAGGATATTCTGCTGCTCGATCAGGTTCATGTCCGCGCCTTACAGGAAGAAGCCCGCGCCAGCCGTCACCGCCCCGATGAGCTGCGACAGGAAGTCGGGTGCTGGCTGGGTAGTGGTCTGGGTCGTAGTCGGCTGGATAGGCTGGCCGTAGAGCAGCGACGAGTACTTCGAGAGTTGCTCGTAGGGGTAATCGCGCTGCCTCTGGAAGTCCTGATACGCCAGATCAAGGCCAGCCTGCTCGCGCTGCTGCTCCTTCGCGCCGATGCCAGACAGCGCCTCGGCTCCAGAGAAGCCGTACTGCTGCAACATCTTCTGCAGGTCAGCGCCGGTCTTCGCAGCGTCAAGAGACAGGCCAGCGCCCATGCGGCGGCTTTCTTCGTTGGCCATCTGGGCCTGAAGGTTACGCGCCTGATCCGAGGTGAACAAACCGCTCGCCGTATCGAAGCCGCGCTGCAGGCCTTCGGCCTCGATGCCCTGCATCTGCTGGTTCAGGTCGCGCTGGGCGAGGCTGTCCTGAACGAAGCGGCGGTTGCCGCCAAAGGCACCAGCTTGGATGGCGGACGCATCGCGGCCAGCCTGCTGTTCCTGATACGCCTGCTGAGCACGCTGCTTCTGCACATCCAGCACGTTCTGGATGTAGGGGTTCATGTACCCCTGAATGTTGGCCTGCGTAAAATCCTGCGTCGAGATCTGACCCGGCTGGAAGCCGGAAACGCCCTGCGCCGTCTGCATGGCGTTAGTGATGCCGGTCGGATCCTGACCGGCGGTGTCGCGCATCTGGGTGAATGCGGCCTGCGTGTCGGGGGAGAACTGGGCCAGACGCTGACCGCCATACTGCTGGTACGGCATGGTCGATACCGTCTCGGCACGGGGCAGGAACCTGTCGACGTACGGCTTGATGTACCCCGGCAACTCGCTTGTCGTAGTAGTCGTGGTGCTGTCGTCGCCCTTAGACATTGAATGCGTCCCCGTCGAAGTTCATTTCACATACCACCATTGAGGGCATCCATCCATAGGCGGCCAATGCTTTCGACCAGCCGTGACGACCGTACATCTCGAGGCCGTCAAGGCCGCTGTCTTTGGCAAAGTCTCGCAAAGTGCTGGTCAGGTTCTCAAGCCACTCGTTCATACGGTTGCCGCCGAGGCACTCGACGACCAGCATCTTCTTGAGCGGGTACTGGGCAACGCGCGTCGTTGCAACCGCCGCGATGTCGGGGCCAGCGGTCGTGGCCCACATGAGGTGGCTACCGCTCATGACGGAGGCGTAGACTGTCGCGTCGGACATACGACCCCCCGACCGCGCGATGGCGGGTGCCAGCATCGGGAGTGCCAGAGGCCAGAACTGCTCGACCTCCTGTCTCGGTATGATGCCGGTGGTCCATGTCATTTGACGTGTTGCACCTTGAGCCGGTCTGCGGGCTTGCCGTAGCTGAGCATGTTGTTGAGGTCCATGAGCCGCTTCGCACCCAACTCGATGTCGCCATCACCCGCATTCTTGACCGCGGCTGCGGTCATGACGAACTCGCCGTTCGACAGCTTGGCCTGCTCGACGCCGTCGATCATGGCCGGGATCTTGTCTTCCTTGGGGCCGCCATCGCCGAGGACCAGACGGCCATCGACGAGGCCACCGTCGGCGAAGGCGGGGGTGAAGTAGTTTCGTTCTGGGTCAACGCCGGGGACGTAGCCGACACCGGGCCCATTGTACTGGCGCATGTAGTTGCCGTAGAGCGCGTTCAGCATGGCCTGCACTTCGGGCGTGTACGGGCTGGTGCCCGTGCCGCCAGTTCCGGTACCGCCGGTGCCCGTTCCGCCGGTGTCCGTCTCGTCCTTCGGCTTGCGCTTCTTACTGCTGCCGCTCGAAGAGACTAGGCTTTCAGGAACAGACGCCGGAGGCGTGGAATAGTACTCAACGGCTTCAGGGCCAGCGGCTACCTCTTCGGCTGCCGCGTCGTCGTCCTGATTTAGGAAGAGCCGCGCGAACAGACTATCGTCGAACCGCTCTTTCAGGATGTCTCCTGCCTTGTCGATGAAGTTCTTCTCGCCCTTCTTCTTGACCTGTTTCTTGGGCTTCGCACCACCGGTCATGATGTTGTTCGGGTCGCGGAAGGCACCCTTGTTCGCCGCTTCGCTAAGCTGGGCTGGGGTATAGCCGGGCACGCGCCCGACACGCTCGAAGCTGCCGTCGCTCGACTGCTCGTAGATGTAACCGTTCGAGCCGACGAACTGGCCGGGGCCGGGGGTGAACTTCGTGCCCGCGGCGGGGCCGTTGCTTGCAGCGCCAGCAGGCTCCTCGCCTGCTGCTAGTGGCGTGTCGCCGGTGCCGCCAGTCTCGAACAATTCGTCGTATCGCGCCTTGTCAGTGCTGGTCGTAATTCCCGGTCGATCAACAGGCTGAACATCTTCCGCGCCGACCAGTTCGACCTGACCGGGCGAATTGACGGAAGGGTACGCTCCTAGATCTTCTCCGACGACGCTGACCGGCGCTCCTTCGGCGTCCACAGCCACACTCTCGACCGGTGCGTTGGCGAGAGCATTGTCCACGAGCCACTTGTTAAACTGGTCTTGAGACGCAATTGCGGGGTCAAGATTGGCAGCGTTCTGATTGATCTGCGCCTGCCGCAGCGCCCGCGCTGAGCGGGGTGCGCCCGACGCAGCAACATCTATGCCACCCGGCTCAGCCGCTGGAAGGGGCGTCGTAGCAGTGGGCGCAGGGGCAAACTGCCCGTTGGCGAGCAGCGACAAACCTGCGAGACCGGGGATAGCGACGCCAGCGCCGCCAGCCGCGATCAGCATTCTCTTGGTTACCGGGTCCATACCGGTGTCGGTTGCGGTTATGCGGGGGCCGGGACGGAGGACATTGGCAGCTTCATCGGCAGACATGAAGCCGGGCGGGTAAACAGTTTGCGCGCCGGGGCGGCGAATGATGTTGGCCGCCTCGTCTGGATCCATATACCGCATAGCGGGATTTACGTCGAAAAAGAACTGGTCGCTTCCGTCCGCGCGTGTGTTGAGCGTGTTCAGTACGTCGTTCTCGCGCTGCGCGTTCCGCAGCACAAGTGCGTCATTTTCATTTATGGCGCTCGTTAACGCGCCAGCGTCGTTCTCACGCATCATGTTAGCGAGGAGGCGCTCGTCGTTCGCTGCCGCAGCGCGCGACACGAAACCTTCGTCCAGCACATTGGCCGCGTCGGGCAACCGAGACCCAACCGCAGCAGGGCGCGACGCGGTATACCCCAAATTGCCGAGTATGTTTTCTAGGCGAGCAATTTCCGCGGGTGAGATGGCGGGGGCAGGCTGGCCACCACCCGGCGTGACACGCGGCCCGGCACTCACCGGTCGAGGCGCAGCTGCTGCAGCGTTCGCTGGGTCAGCGTTAAGGCTGTCCATGAGCTGGCGAAATTGCGCTTGCCGGGGCGTCAGCGCGGCATCTATGCCTGCTGCTGTTGCGCGCGGTATAACCGCCGCTGCTGTTGCGCGCGGTATGGCTGCCGCGGCCACACGCGGCCCAACAAGAGGTATTCCACCCGTCTGCGCAAACCCCGCCAAAGCCGCAGCGTCATCAATCATCCGCGGGTCGAGCATCGAGATCACCCTCCCGGTTTCCGGGTCGATCACGAACTGGTCATAGTACCCAGTCGTCGCACGGCTGGGGGCCATGAAGCCCCGGTACGCCATGTCAGCGAGGCTGTCCAACGACCTTTGCCATTTGGGCTTGGGCCCGGCAGGCGCAGTCATCATTGCTTCGAGTAGTTCTGGCGACCACACGTTCCCGCTAGCAAGGGGTGCAACCGGCTGGCCGGAAACGGGGGCGTAGCCAATTTGGTTTACCGGGTTTGCCGAAACGCGCGGCCGTATCGCATAGTTGGCGGCGGGATCACGACCGGGGGCCATGTTGCCGAGCGGGATGTTTACGCTGGGGCGGTAGGGTAGGGCAACGTCCAGCCCGCCCGAAGGTGTCAGGCTTCTGCTTGCGCCCATTGAGGCGATGGGGGCCGCCGGAAGGCGCAGACCCGCGACCGGCGCGAGCGGCTTGCTTGGCGTAGTCTTTGTGGTCGTTGGCTTCTTCGTAGACGTCGTACCGAGCGACGACCCCGCCATGCTCGACAGCGTGTTGGTAGTCGGCTTCTTTGCCGCTGTAGTTGTCGTGGGCTTCTTCGTGGACGTAGTGCCGAGCGACGACCCGGCCATGGTCGAGAGGGTGTTGGTCGTCGGCTTCTTTACCGCTGTAGTTGTCGCGGGCTTCTTTTCCGCGGGCTTGGTCGTGCCCGTGGTCGGGAGGTACAGGCCGCCGCCGACGTACATAGTTGCCATCTCGATGCTCCTAGACCGTGACGGTCAATGTACCCACGGACCCCGTCGCCGACAGGCTGGTTGGTCCGATGTATGCGTAGTTGGCGAGAACGACCTTGAGAACGTCGGCGTCGCGATAGACTTCACCAACAATAAGGCCAACAGGGTTATCGGGCAAGCTCGGCAGATACAGCCTGCCGCCGCGCAGCACAGCCGGGAAATCTGCAAGGCGTGTGTAGTTTTCGATCCAGCGGTTCAGCTGGAAGGCCCAGTTCTGGTTGTACTCGAACGGGGCTCGAGGTGGTGCTGGTGGGAGGGCAGCCGTCGATTTGGGCTGGCTCATCGCTGGCCATCCGGGCTGGCGTACAGGCGAGGCACGCCCAGCTGCCACAGCGTTCCGTCAGTGTCCGTGGCCACGGTGAAGTCAATCGAACGGGCGCGGAAGCGGCGGTCGAGCTTGTCCGTGTACTCCTCAACGGGCACCAGCAACGTGCCAGCCGCGGTGCGCGTGATATTCGGATCCGGCCCCGTCACGAAGCCTGAACCCGGGTAATCGCGCTTGTTGAACCTGAAGGTAATGCGAGGCGTCTGCGTGTTCGAGCCGTAGAAATTGACGTCTGGGATGATACGGCTGATCAGCATAAAATCCATGCCGCTGCCGATTTCAAACACCGACGACGTCAGGTAGGCGTCTAGCTTCGCGCCGGGTGCGACCGAGTTATCGCGGGTGCCCAAGTCCTGCATGTAGATGTAGCCATCAGGCGACGCCGCGAGGGGTACGTCCTCGTGCCATGCATCGAGCCAAGTGGTGCGGCCAACGTCGTTGTAGCTGCCGTAGTACCAGATCAGGTTCGAGGGATCTTCGTAGTTGCAGACCACGTAGAAGTTGCACTCCTCCGATCCGTTGACGGGGATGTGCCAGATCACTTCCTTGTACTGGCGGTCGACACCGGCGTAGATCTTGTCGGTCTGGTTGAAGTTCAGGATCGAGAAGATGTACTGGCGCACCGAGCACGGCATGTCGCGCACGACGCCGTCGTACATTTGGAAGACGCCATTCGCCATCCAGAAAGTCATTGCACCTGTGGAGATGACGGCGTTGGGCCCGATCAGGTGGATGTTCGTGCCGATGCGGACTTCGCCGAAGGTGTAGGGGGGACCAACGTACTTGAAGCTGTGCAGGCTGACGTCGGTGAAGATCAACACTTCGGTGGTCGTCTCAATGGCCTTCAGGATGCTGGAGCCGACGCCGAGGCGAAGTTCGCCCGCGCTGTTGGTGGTGTCGGGGAACCACACGGTCTTGTCTTCGGTGGTCGACCACCTGATCAGGACGGGATCCTGCGTATCGCTGTCGAGGGGGTTGGCACCAAAGCAGATGACGTGTCGGCTGTTGTCGCTGACCAAGACCTGAGATGCGACGACGGGCACGTATTGCTGGATGGCCGACGCGGCGGTCGAGCGCAGCGTCACGGCACGGCCACTGACCGTCGAGGTGTCCTTGAAGTACACGCCAGCATTGCGGGCGTTGAATAGGATGTCTTCGCCGAAGGCGTCCTCAGACCACAGGCGAATGCCTTCGGTCGTCAGAGGATCGCCGGTGCCCTGACCCCAACCAACCGAACCGTTCCAAGTGCCGGTGCCCCAACCATCGCCAGTCTGCGCCGTCGCGAAGCCGACGTTGATCTGGTACTCGGCGGTAACCGTTCCGCCGCCGGTGGCAACTGTAGATGTGACTGGCGACGAGGTGGTCAGCGTGAACGTGTAGCTGTCGGCGTTGATGACTTCGACGACCTGAAACTCACCCTCGAAGTCGGCGAGGGCGATGCCGCCGAGGGTGCCAACGATGCTGGCGAGATCGAAGGTCACGAAGTCGCCGACGTCGCAACCATGAGCCGTGTCGGCGACCGTGATCAGGTGGCTGGTGACGCTCGTCGCTGCTACGGTGGTAAAGGGGTCAGTGAGGCTTGCGGTATCCCGTAGGGGCGTGATGTCGACGAGCTGGCTGCCCTGAATGAGGTAGTACTTGAGGTTGGTGCCAGCAGCGTAGAGGTTCAGGCCGTTCAGTTTGGTGAAGGGGAAGAGGCTGCGGAAGGTTCCTTCGGCGGGCGAGGACGTAAACTTCGACCAGCCGCCCATGCTCTCAGCGGTGCCCGAGCGCCAACGGATCAAATTGCAGTCATACCAACCGCCGGTGTTGCCGTAGTTGGTCGTCTCCCGATTTACACCGGGGCGGAACTGCAGCTTGATGGGGTCTGGTGCGGGTCCGCCTTCGGCCATTTATCTCGACTTCCTGCGCCTCAACAACCGCACAAGGGGGCGGAACAAAACCATGACCGCCACACCCGCAGCCGCGAAGGGCCATACCCATGCTGGCAGGCTGGTCTGCAAGCAGTCTAGCAGCGTGCCGTCTGTGCCGCCAGCGTCATGCACTACGCAGCAAGCGCGGATGGCAGGGAAGATTAGCTCCGCCCATTGGAAGCCCGTGCAGCCGTCGGAGGTGAACCCGTCAGGCGTCAAGGTCTTTCGCCTGCATCCACATGGCCGCAGCCTGCTCAGTCGTGATGCCAGCCGCCGCGATAAGCTGCTGCGTCATCGGGTGGCCCCACTCAACCGTGGCGCTTTCGTCGTACCAGATCTGCGCGACACCGCGCGCGGTGGCGTCCGGGATCGCGTTGATCGCGTCCTGAATGAACGTGGCTGGAAAGCCGCCGATCAGCAGCAGACCAAGCCGAAGCTGGCGCATAGTCAGGGGCGTATCCGCTGGGGTGGAGGAGTACGCGGCAGCGGCGTCTTCTGCCGCTTCTTCCTCTGGGGAAAACGGTACGACTGCTTTAGCCCCGGTGCGTGCATCAACTATTGTGTGGAACCTAGCCATCACTTCACCCCGTAAATGCGAATTGACCCGGCGTCAAACGAGCCGCCGGTAAGTGTAAATCTGATAGCATTAGCTACGGCAGCCGTGTTTGTCGGCGCAACACCTGCAACTGCCGCCGTCAGTGTATTATTTAGCGCGACAAGACCAAGTACGGTTTTTGCATTGGCAATCGTTGAAGAAATACTTCCAATCTCAAACCACCCATTCCAGATATCGGTAGCGGCGGCGTTTGATGCGCCTACATTAAAAACCGATCCATACGCTGCCCCATTAGTGCTGCTAAGTGCTACTCGTAAAAAGCGGCCTGTGCTTTCAACGCTGACGCCGTCAACTTCAACATAAAGCTTTCTGTACCCTGCAGGAATATCCGTTAAGCTGTGCGTTGTTCCCGAAGTTGTCGTCAGAGTGCCAAGAAGAGTAAAGCTTCCGCCAGCTGTCGTCGCCCACTCCGGTGCCGTAGCCCCAGCGTTCATGGTCAGAACCTGCGAGGCGGTGCCCTTGGCCAGACGCTCCCACTCCGTTGCGCCACGGTAGAGCAGATCGCCCGACGCCTGCGATGCGGGTGAAGGGACGCGATTGCCCTCGACGGCGATGAAACCAGCCGCACCGCGCGAGAGTGTCGTGTCGGTGGCCGCGCCGAGTTCAATCGTGCCAGCGGTCAGCGCGTTGCCGGTGCCGATACTGAATGCACCGTTGGCTGTCAGCACGCCAGCGGAGTGCGTAAGCGTGTAGTTGCCTGCGTTAAAGTTGATGACGCCGCCGGATGCAAGGAACAGATCCGCCCATGCTGTGCCGCTTACGCCAAGCGCTGCCGCGTCATTTGTGGAAGGCAGCAGCGCGGCGTCATAACTGTACCCGCTCGACGCGCCTGCAAAGGCCAGCGTGTTCGTGCCTTCGGTGATGGTCACATCGCCGTTGTCAAAATTGATGACGCCGCCCGACGCGAGGAACAGATCAGCCCACTGCAACGAGCTTGTTCCGAGCGCGGCGGCGTTGTTGGTGGCAGGTGTAGCCGCGCCAGAAGCCAGCGTCAGATTGGTGAGCCCTGTCACCGTGCCGCCCGTGATGGCGACACTGGACGCGGCCTGCGTGGCCAGCGTTCCCGTCAGGGCGTCCAGCACATTCGTGCCGTCGCAGTACAGCCACCGCGACGTCCCCGTCGCGACCGTGATAGTCGTACCGGTCGCGCCCTTGACGGTCATCGCGCCGTTGGTCGAGTTTTTGAAGACCCACAGCTTCTCGGCCAGAGGGACGATAACGTTGAACGCGCCGCCCGGCGTGCCGGTAAATTCGATGAGCGCGTTGCGGTTCTCGTTGGCTGCGTAGTCGGTATTGCTGAGCGTGTAGTCGCCCGTTCCCACCTTGGCGATAGCCAGATAGCCGGTGATGGCCTGCTCGAGCAGCGTGCCAAGGTTCGTGTTGGTCGTATCACCCCACGTTCCCGACTGATCGCCGGTCGCCATAAGCTCCAAGCGGAGTGAGGGGGAAGCTGTGCTCGCCATTCTGTTTCCTTACGTCACAACCTGCGTCCAGCCACCGCCGGGCCCGGTAGGAACTTGAACCCATCCCGCAACAGGACCGGGCGGGATCAGTTCCCAGACGAGTACATTACCTGCAAGCACCGACGCCGACAAGCCTACGGGGTATATGTTGGCTGTACCCGTGACGGTCAGCGAACCTTGCGCCGTTGCGCCGCTCAGCCCCGTCGGGAAAATGTTGGCGTCAGCCTCGACGGTGACGCCGTTCAGTGCCGTCGTAGCCGCTTCGCCCGTCGGGTATATATTGGCGTCAGCCTCAACGGCGAGATCGCCGAGCGCCGTGATCGCCTCTACGCCTACAACGGTAATAGAAATAAAGATGTCTAGTGCGCCCACAGCGCCAGTGGCAGCGACGCCGGTGATTGCAATGTCTACCGAAACGTCGACACCCAGCGTACCGACAGCGCCTGTAGCCGTCACACCCGTGACGGTGATGTTGGCGTCACCCTCGACAGCTGTGGTGCCGAGATTGCCGGACGCGCTCACGCCAGTCGGGTACGCTTTAGCCGCGCCAATTGCAGTAAGTGTACCCACAGCGCCGGTGGCAGCGACGCCTGTGGTCGCGATGTTTACCGAGACAATAACACCCAGCGTACCGACAGCGCCTGTAGCCGTCACACCCGTGACGGCGGTGTTGGCGTTAGCCTTGACAGCTGTGGTGCCAAGATTGCCAGACGCGCTGACGCCCGTCGGGTACACTTTAGCAGCGCCAATCGCGGTGGGTGTACCCAAAGCGCCGGTGGCTGCAACGCCGGTGAGGCTGGCCGCAGCGTTGGCTTTTACGGCGACCGAATTGACGGACCCGGTAGCCGAAACACCGGTGACGCTGATGCGCGCAGGCAGCGCGACAGCGATCGTACCTACGGCACCGACCGATGAAACGCCTGTAATGCTTACATTAGCGTTGGCTTTGACGACAACGGTGCCGACAGCCCCAACCGCCGCGACGCCGGTGATGTCCACCTGCGTAGCAGTATCAAGGCCCCAAGGGCCGGAGCCCCACGTACTTCTGCCCCAGCCAATCGACACTTACGCCTCCTTGGGCAGGAGGTTATCAGGCTAGACGGATAACCGCGTTGGAAGCGTCAGCCGTCGGGAAAATGACGGTTAAGTCACCAGCCGTGGCAGTCTTGTCGCCACCAAACGAAAACACGCCAACGGCCTTATCTGACTTCGACGAGTTGTAGATCAGGCAGCCCGAGGTGGTGATCGTCACGGTCGTGAACGTCAGATCCGCAAAGTCGGTGATGGCAGTCGTGCCCGAAACAGTTGGGGTGACGTTGGTCAGCGGCGACCCGCCTGCAGAGTACCCGGTGCCGGACGCTTGGTCCGCGCCCATGTTGGAATAGTTGGTCGTGCCTGCGCCGAACGTACCGACGATCGATGCCGTGGCGCGGAACAGCGCCAGCTTGAAGGCATCGCCGGTAGTGAGTGTAAAGTTGTGGGTCGCGACCAGCAGTTCCTGCTTGAACGACGAACACATAGCCTGCGAAATAGCCATTAGAGTTTCCTCACGATTTCCGCGGCATCATGCTGACCCGCCTGATTTAGAACGTTGTAGAGCGTGGTGCGTTCGCTGCGCTGGGCCTGCTCGACATAGTGCTTCACTACCACGCGCATACGATCTTTGAAAGCGATGGCCTGCTCTCGGATGGCGGGCGGGGCGGTGTCGGCCACATGCAGCAGCTTGTTGACCGCCATGTCGGTGATCTCGTCGGCGTTCAGGCCCCTGCCCGAAGTGATGACCGACTGAACGGTGCCGACCTTGCCGCCGCCTTCGAGTGAAAACATTTACTGCTCCGCCGTGCGCTTTTCGCCGCCGCGGTAGACGTCCTTGCGGTCGCGCGCTTCGCCGAGGTTTTTGAGGCCCTGAAGGCCAATGAGGAAACGCTCGCCATAGGTCGAGGCCATGCCATCGACGCCAGACGTACGCTTCATCCAGTTCGCTGCTTCCTCGAGCGTACCGTACAACAGCGTGTCGTAGGCGTTCTCGCTGAGCCACGTCGTGCCTGCGTCGCCAGCGAGGGTGAGGGAGGCAGGCTTGTAGAAGTAGTGCAGTTCCGCGGCGTAGTTCGCGTCGGGCGTCGGCGCGACGATGATCGTCGTGTTCGTCGCGTCCGCCGAGAACAGCGCGTAGTAGCGGGGAACACCCTCAACCGTCGGGTTCGGGTAGACCTCGCGCATGTAGTTCACGTCCTTGTTGAGCAGGTACGTGTACTCGTTCAGCGCGATCACCGCGAGGCTGGCCGGGGCGAGGAAGTCTGCCGGGAGCTGTAGGTACTGGCTCCCGGCATCGAACGCACCGGTGACGTTGCGTCGGAAGAATGGAAGCTGGACGAAATACCAGATCCGCTCTTCAGCCTCGCGGATGAAGGTCGGGATCATGGCGACGAAGCCGGGGTCATCGTACTGCGTATACGACTTTACATCGTCTTCGAGATCGGCCAGCGTGTAGACCATTACTTCTGCTTCCGGCCTTCGTGGTAGTCATCCTCCGTCGCAAACTTCGCCTTCTGCTCGGCGTTGAAATACGGCGGCGCGATCTGCGGCGACATGCAATAGCGGTCGACCACGGGTCGCTTCTCGAGGGGCTTCATGGCACCCCTGCCACGGGACTCCATCATGTTACTTCCCCTTTCGGGCAGCGCCGCGCATCGTCGCGGAACTCTTCGGGGTGTAGTTGCAACCAACCATGCCGCCCTTGGCGTACGCCCGGCCCATGGGCATGATCTGCTGCGCGGCCATAGGCGTCATCGACCGCTGCATCATCGCGGCGGCGGGGGCAGGAAGCCCCTGACCCATACCGGGGCTGGGCATGGGAGCGCCGGTTGGGCCCCTCATCATCTTGCCGTCCATCATTTCTTCAGTTCCTTCGCGTTCGCGCCCTTTGCGGGGGCAACAGCAGTCTTCTCGATACGCCCGAGCCCGCCTCCAGCGCCGCCGGTCATCTTGGCTGGCTTGACCTTGACCATGTTCTTCATGCGCCGTCCTCTCAAGTGATCGAGACCGTGAGGTCACCTACGTAGCAATATATCGTGGAAGTGATCGGATTGCCAATCGGGTTCCAGCCAAAGTACGTCGTCGAGGGCTGCCGCTGATCGGGGCGGGGGTTGTAGAGCGCCTGCGGGTCATAGACCCGGATGCGGCCAAGCTGGAGTTGCGGATGGTCCTTGTCGAGGCACGTCCTGCACACCTTCAGCCCGTTGGGGCGAAGATCATAAAATTCGGTATGCAGTTGGTTGAGGCGAAAGCTGAAGCCGCACCGGTCGCAGAGCGCAAGCGCGCGCGGGTTCGATGCAAACTTCGCTGTTGCTCCGCCTCCGTAGGTCATGCCCCGATCCTGTAGCTTGCACCCCGCGGCACGATGCTCAGCGTGGCCTTCTCGCGATCTTCCTCAGAGGCGTTCTGCCAGTCTTCTTCGTAGCGCGCCTTGAGACGCATGATCAGTTCAGGATTGCCAGACGCCTTCTTCTCGGCGATGTGGTAGGCCAACCCTGAGACAAAGACAGGCAGGAAACGGAACGGGAAGTCGCCGGTATTTGTGTACGCGCCTGCGTCCTCGATGCGCTTCAGGATCCAGTAGTGGAGCGTGTAGCCCGCGATGTTGGGCAGCGGCCAGAGGTGGACCTTCGGCCCCGCGTTCAGCCGTTCAATGTAGATCTGCGTCGGGCGTGACTGGATCGTCGGGTTGGTGCGGGTGGCGTAGGTGGACACCGAAACACGGCTGACCGTGTAGCGCGTCGTCTGCGTCTGGTTGGGAAGCTGGACGACCTGCTCAATGATGTCGACGATGTCGGCGTCAAGCTGGTATTCGCCGACGCCCTGCGTGAGCGTGACGACGCGCTCTTCCATCGTCCACATGTTGATGCCGCGGTTGGCCCACTCGAGCAGCATCAGGTTGATGCTGCGGCGGGCGGAGCGCATGTCGTAGCCACTCCTGCTCTCGCTACCCGCGCGCTCGTAGGCCTCTTCGATGGCTTCGGTCAGATCAAGGTTGAACGTGGTCGTTCCGCTGGTCGTCATCTACGCCACCTGTTTCGGCATGGCGATGTTAGCATGCTCACAGGAATACTCAAACGCGCCGATGTGGCGGACCTGCTGCGAAACCATATCGTCCACGAAAGTCGGAAAGCCAAACTCAGCCGCCTTGCGGCAGAAGTAGACGTCCTCGCCCTCGAGGCCGCCGGGGATGTCGTCACCGACGCGCATCAGGAACCACGGCTTCGGCAGCGTCTCGAACACATCGCGGCGGGTTAGCATGAAGCCCATGCCGACATGCGCGACGAGTTCCAGCTTTTGGCTGCCGCGCACCGTGTGGTGGTAGGTCTTGCCTGCAGGGTCCAGCGCAGCCACGGGGCGGAGAGGCAGACGCCGCGTCGAGTAGTTGGCTGCAATGATCGGCTGCCCATGCCCGATCATGCGGTCGACAGCGTCACACGGAAATCGCATGTCGCTGTCGATCCAGAGCATCCAGTCCGCGCCCGCGTCGAGCGCCATCTGCGCCAGCTTCTGCCGCTGGTCGAAGATGAGCGTGCCCTCAAGCACCAGCGGAGTGATTTGGTCGCCCCGATGGTTGCTGACGAAGTGGCCCATCAGGTTCGCCAGATCGAAGGCGAAGGCTGTGTGGACCTGATCGCGGGCAGGCGTGCAGATGGCAAGATGCATTACGGAGCGTCCTCTACGAGCACGATCTGGAAATAGCAGGATACCGCTTCGTTGTCCGCAGAAGTTTTGACCGTGGCCGTGATGCGCTCACCCGGGTTGATCGTAACCGGGAACGTAAAATCGAAGGGGTACAGGCCATTGGCAAACGTCACGATGGCCGCCGTTCGCTGCACCCCACTGGCATCCATGAGCTTGAGGCGGCCTGTGATGAAGTTGGCCCCATTCTCGGTGCCTGATCCAATAGAGCCATACGTGACATACGCCTTATGCCCCGCCGGGCACTGCCACGCGCCGGTCAGCGAGTTGTTCTCACCGATACCCGCGAAGCCGTGGACGACCGCGGGCACGCCCGTGGTAACCGTTCCCGTGCCGACGTAGATATTACCGGCGTTCACTCCACCGGAACCGACCGTCAGCACGGTGACCTGCTGGATGAAGCTATAGGTCTTGGTCGTGTTGACCGCCGTCTGCCCATTGAGGGTGACGGTTTCCTCGGCTTCATCGCCGTTGTTATTGATGCCCTTGATGTAGACGGTGCGCGCACCTGTTCCAGCTGAGGCGTCATCGGTGCTAGACGAACTGACCTTCATCGTAACGGGGGCAGACAGGTAAGGGATCGCGGTGCCGGGTGGCCACACGGTCTCTTCTGTGGCGCTGTCGGCGTCGGCGTTGAAGCCGAAGACATGGACAACGGTGTGATAGCCGATGTCGCCTTTGCCCACCTGAAACTCGAAGGACTCCGTACGACCGAACTTGGAGATTGAGGAGGTCATGGTTATGCCCAGACACGAGCGCGCAGATTGATTACACCGGGATCAAACAGCCGCACACCATTCGGCCCCTCATACCCAGCCGGAACGCCCGCCTCGGTGATCGGCTTGAAGTCGAGGTCTTGGATGATCTGGAGCAAGTGCGTGCGCGTGAACACGTCGCCTTCTTGCGGCAGGCCGTAGGTGACCTGATCTGCAAACTCACCATAGGCGCGGAGGTTGACGTGGTGGCCGTGGACTATGACAGCGGGTGTTAGCTCGTTGCCATCTTCGTCATAGGTTGCGCGGGTCTTGGGAACAGGGCCTAGCTCGTCAATCAACACGCCATCGGTTGGGGTGAGGATGTCGTCGGCGTAGGTGGCAAGGCCGTTCTGGACCATGCCGGTGATGAACTGCTCGCGGGTTGGTGCCCATACCATGAGGTCGATGATCATGTTGATAGCACCTGTAGTTCTGCGTCCGTCTTCCGCACTGCGTAATAGTCAAGGCGCTTGATGTGGCCGTTGAGGTTGTGCTGGCCGTCGAACTGCCTACCAAGACGAAGTATGTTGACGGTGGGCATTGTACCAGCACCATCGGTAGCAACCGTCCCGCCATTGATGCAAGCTGCAAAGTCATTAGCTGCGAACGCTTGCGCGGACTTCGCAAAAACGCCAGTTACAAAAGTGCCAGCATCGAGATCGGCGACCGTAACGCCGCCATCCACAACAAAAAGATGGCTCGCGGCTTTTGCGTTGCTGAGTATGCGCTCATTAGCCGTACCATCGCTGAGTTCATACACGAACGCCAGTGCTGTTCCCCCATTGGCAGCCTCGTAGGCGAATGTCCCTGCCGTCGCGCTATACGGAAACGCACTCGTCAGAATGGTTATGTTGTCCGCTGCACGGGTGACTTGCGAGGCCACGGTGGCAATCGGGCTTGTGATGAACGCGCCGTTCTCAATTTGGAACAGCGCAACGTCGATAGCATCGCCGCTTGTTGCCATGCGGATGATGAGTGGTGGGTTGGTGACGGTCGCTGATGCTGTAGCGACACGGGTCCAGCTAGAGGTCACGGTGACTGTGGTTTCAGATGCCACCTTGCAGCTAATATTATCAAAGTAACCAGTGCGCCCTAACACCGCCTGATTTGATGACACACGGATAAAGGTGCTTGTTGATGACGCAACAAAATACAAAAAGCCATCGACGTTCGATGCGCTGGTTAGTGTAACAAAGGTTTCGGCCCCACCTGCGGTCTTACGCACCTCAATGCCTGCGCTTGAAGATGTCCCCCGCCGAGCCGTATACCCAACTATATACGCGGTTCCCACTACCGTCGCAAAAGCATCGCTATCCGCAAACCCTGCGGAAGCACCAGTGTTGGTAACTTCTAGTTCGCCTGAAACAACCGCTAACGTTGCGGCAGTAGCCGTCCACCCAGTCGTATCCGTTGGGAAAGTTCCATTGACGACCAGTTCGCTTCCGGTCGTCGCTCCTTGGCTCAGATAGACCGCCCCCGTGCCCGTCCGCCGCTTGACGAACATGGATGTGATGCGGGCAGCTGATGCGGATGTAATGTCCTGCCGTGCCGTGGCGTTGGCGGCAGTGGCGGTAAGCGTCGATGCGCTATTGGCGACACCATCCGGGCCGGTTGCCGTCTTGGCCGTGGTGAGGTTCGATTTGACCCATGCCGCGTTGGTGAAATCGTCGGAGTAGAGGCAGAGGTTCGTCCTTGCCTCCTCGATCAGCACGCCTAGCGCTGCACCCGTGGTCGGGTTGTAATTCCGTGGGAGGGAGTAGACGGCGGCGGTAGTGGTGGGGATGTAGGTGAGGGCGGAGGAGCCGAGGTTTAGCTGAGCGCCCCATGCATAAATAAACTCACCCACACCTTCGACTTGTCCGGTAACACCCACGAAAAATCGAATGCTGTCCCCGACTGTTGCAGTCAGACTAAACGGCATTACAATCCGCCACCAGCCGTTTCCGACATCGGTTGCCGTTGCTCCGCTACCTGTAATATGCGTTATGGCCCCGGTAGACCAATCAATTGTTATCGAAACAGCGTTAACTCCTGTCGTGTTATTCCTAACAACAAATCTGTTACTATCCGCCGCGCCCGATCCAATTTTTGCGTAAACTGAATAAACGTATGCCCCAGTCCCCAATGTCGTCAAGGTCTGAATAATCTGAGCACCGGCAGATGGTGCGTTTATTGTATTCTCAATCTTATCAGCGGTGAGCGTTCCGTCCGGCGCGACTACATCCGCTGTGTTAACAACAGACACATTTGTCTTCACCCAAGTTCCACTATTGAGTGTCTGGCTTTGCAGCAGCAAATTATGCGGCGCATACCTCAGCACCCCATCCGACCCATAGACCAGCTTCGGCGAGGGAGCCGTGTACGTGAGAATGCTGTCTGGCGTGACGATTCCACCACCGGAGGACTTGTAGGCTTGGTTCTCGTCGAACCACAGGGCGAGGTTGGCACCGGTGGCAGCGATGCCGCCCACGTTGGCGAGGAGAGATGGCGGGGTTGACAACGTCGTAGACGAAATCAGCCCCGGCAAGCCGCCCCATAGACCAATGGCACCAGTGTACAAGCCCGCCATCCCCGCCTCCTGCTTACACGCCCGACTGAAGGAACGTCGCCACCACGCTCCCAGTACCGCTGTTGAGCGTGACGCGAGCGAACACCGGCGAGTAGCCGTAATTGCCCTGCACGCTGATCGTAGCTCCGACGAGGGCTGGATCTGGGTGATTGAGCCAAGTGACAGCCGACGGCTCCATCGGAGCAGACGGATTGTTGGTGTTGTCGAGCGTCTGCTGAACCGTGTAGTTGACCGTGCCGCTGACCGTGCACTGGATTGCAATCTGGGCATCTGCCCAGCTACTGAACTGGACCCACGCCGAAGAGGCTACACCGCTGGTGCCAACAGTCAGAGCGTTAGCGGCATTGCCGCTGATGGTGATGCGCGTGACGGTCTGGTAGTCCAGCACCGACTGCGCCGTAGTGGCGTTCGGTCCAGTGATGGTCTCCGACTGCACGACGCCACTGCGGCTGGTGCCGGTGATGGTGAAGCTTCGGGTGCTCTCATTGCCCGTGCAGGTGATCAGCACCCGGCGCGCAACATCAAGAGTGGCGACCCCTCCCGAGACACGCGCGCCGTTCAGCGTCAACGCCCCAGCAGTGGGGGTTTGAGATAGACAGATAGCGTTGGCCGAGGCGGCTGCCAGCGGGCCAACTGTGACGCGATTGGGGCGCACTTGGATCTCCTGTTAAAGAAGAGCGGGGGCGCTAAGCCCCCGCATCAAATCAGACCGTGGAGAACGGCGAAGCTTCGACGCCCGTTGCCGACTGAAGAATGCGCACGAACCAAGTGTCCGTACGCATATCGATCAGTTCGATGCTATCGCCGATGATGCCGCCCTTGGTCGAGCCATCGAAGGTAATACGGTTCGTGCCAGCAGCCTCATAGAACGCCGCAGTCGTGCCACCGTCGGCAAACTGTATGCACGTGCCCTGAAACACGTCGTTGCCGGTGACCGCGATGGTGGTGCCGACCGAGGTGACCGTAGTGCCGATGAGGAAACGCAGGCTGAGACCGGATCCGGTGGCAGCCGGTAGGGTGATCGCCTGACCATTGGCCTTGTTCAGGACGTTGGTGACGCCCGCGTTGGCGGACGTTATGGCGAGGGTGGCACCGGTCTGCGAGGTGACAGAGCCGACGGCAGTGCCGTTGATCTGGGCAGCCGTGGCGGTGACCTCGACGTCGGCAATCGAAAGCACGCCAACGTTCACGGTATTCGGGAAATTCGTAATCTGACCCATGATCGTCTCCTTGGGGGGCAACAGGCCACAGTCGGGAGTGACCACCGCATGGGCGCGGCATGACCTGTTCGGGTACTCTACGCCTACCATGAGGGGGGTGCAAAAGAAAGGCCCGCCGAAGCGGGCCTAGTTATCATGCAGGGGAGTCAACCAGAGGTGTCGGTTGGGATGTCAAAACGGAACCTCTGCCGCGATACTACGATGCGTCCTTGTGCTTGGCAAGGTAGGCGATGGCGCGAGCAAGAAGGGTTGTATCGTCGCGAAACTTACCGAGACCGGTGTTGCAGGACTGGCAAAGAAGGCCGCGTATCGCGCCGGTGCCGTGGTCATGATCTACGGCAAGGTGGCGCAAAAGACCGTTTCGCATTTCCTTCTCCGGTTCTCCGCAGACGGCGCAGCAATGGTGCTGTTCTTCGGCCATAGCCACGACTTCGCGTTTCGTTACGCCATATTTGCGTTTCAGTTCGTTGTTTCGATAGTCGTGGCCGTAGGCCTCGCGGTGCGCACGATGGTACCGCGTGTTGTATTCCTGCGCAGTCTCGCCGGGAAGTTTCTGGACCAAGGCTAGACGCCACTCAAAATTGTCGGGGCCGAAAGGCTTGGTGGTGTCGAGCCGGTACAGCCGATGGCGCGGACTAGGGCGCGTACCGACACCGGCCAAAAACGCCTCGAAGCTGTCTTTCCACTCTTGCACAACAGGGCGGGCATTTTCCTTCCGCTGGAAATCAATCCACTGCGGGTAAAGCGGGTGGTGGGTCTTCAGGTCAGGCTTGTTAAGCCGAGGATCATCCGTCGACCCGGTAGTGCGAAGGCGTTTTAGGTGCATCTGACAAAGGCCGCGCCCATGAGCGGGGTTGTCGCAACCCTCTATTGTGCAGCCTTCCCGCTTCATGCGGTGTCGTTCTGTGGTCCCATACTTTTTCGCGTGAACGTAGCACGCGTTGCAAAGACCTTTAGCTTTAAGAGGCTTGTCTTGGTTACAGCCTGCACATACCATGTCATAGGCTCCTTATGCCCGTGTGAGTTAGTCTGAACACCTCACTTATACGGAACGTAAGGGGCCTAGTCAACTGTTAATTTGACACGGGAAATACGCAGTAACGTAAATGAAAAAGGCCCGCGTTAGCGGGCCTTTTCCTTTTGGTTGTCAGGCACTTACGGAGCGCCGGGCGAACCCCAAGTGGCGAGATAATCGCTGATGCCGAAAGCATAACGCTCACGCATTTTGTATCTCATGTTGCCAGTGTCGAAATCACCGTCACTATCTTCAGAGATCGGCACACGGTTGAAATACTTGAAGCCGTCCGACACGTCGGTCATCAGGAACCAAGCATCCGGGTCAGTCAGGTAGTGGTTGACCGCGAAGCCTTCCGGCACCGAGGCCGAAGTGCGGATCGCGTTCACGTCGTTGTTGGCCGTACCGGGCTGGAGCTGAGTTTCCAGCAGGCGAATGGCGGTGTACTGCAGATCGATGGGCACGATCATCTTACGCGTGCGGGCGTTGATGATCTTGCCGCGATCATCCGTCCACTTGCCGATCTGAATGTTGGCCGCCTCAAGCGACGTCTCGTTCAGGTCGGTGGGGGTGGTCGGGCGGTTCGAGATAACCGGACCAGCCACCTGCGGGTGGGCAGTGTTGTACAGAGACACACCGTCACCAGTCAGGAAGGTCGTGAAGCCGTTGTTGAGAACGGCTGCGGCCTTGATCTGCTTGGTGTTCGCCATGGAGCGAGCAAGCTCCTTGGTATAGCGAGCCGACAGGCTGTCGTAGAGGTTGTCTTCAAAGGCTTCCTGCGTAAGCGCGAAGCCCATGGAGATCGTCTCCATGACGTAGCGGGTGGTGTAGCCTTCCTGCGCGGTATCGAACAGGGTAGCGGCACCTTCCTGCTTCACCGGCGCGTTGCCGAACGAGGTGATCTTCTGATCTTCCTCGAACGAACGCTCCGACGAGTGCTCGGTGTAGATTTCCTTATGCTCCTGCTCGTATCGATTGTACTCGAGACCGAACAGGGCATTCAGACCGGGGAGAAGCTCCTTGAGGAGCTGGGCACGGGAGATAGCGGCCATTTCAGATTAGCTCCTCTTAGACGCCAGTAGTCGAAACGTACTGGTGACCAACGTTCCACTTGACGAGGACGTTGGCGTACGTGTCGGCCCACTCATTGTTGGGTTCCTCGACAAGGCCCACGATGCGCAGAGGCAACGTGTTGGTCGTCGAGCACGAGTCGCCGTTGAGGGCGTTCTTCGACTTGCCGAAAACAGCCGAGCCAGCGGTCTGGACGATGGCGGCGTTGAGGCCGTTCACTTCCGAACCGGTGTTCGAGCCGCCGTCAGTCAGCGCGCCGTCAGCCTGAATGGCGAATACGGCGTCTGGATCCGTCACGACCTTGGCGTACACGGTGTAACCCGTGGTGACGCCGGGCCAGTACTGGCTGTCGACAGCGTAGCCAATCGAGTTGATGTACCGGCAACCCACGAACACGCCAATCGGCGTAAGCGAGGTAGTGCCCTCATCCTTCTGGATGGTGCCGCCGGTGACCTTCTTGACGACGTCACCGAAGTAGATGGGCGTAGTGTAGCCATCGGCGATGTTCAGGGTTTCAAAGCCCTGAGTATTGTACCCAGCGGAAAGGTTCTCAACCGGAACCATGCCGTAGGAATATGCAGAAGAGGCCATTTGCCAAATCTCCTAGTTGGTGCTCTTGCCGATCACCGACCGAAAACCATCTTGCGCTGCTTTTCCGCAAACTTCTTCATGCGCTCATCACTGTCGCGCAGGAAGGAGTTCTCAGCACTGTCAAGCTCAGCCGTTGTCCGGCGGTGATAATAGTCCTTGCGCTGCTCTGCCATATCCTCTGGCATCTTGCATAGGATCAGGCCACCCACTTCCACTTTGCCTGATGTCTGCCCGACGCTGAGTTCCAGCATCATTTCGGGGTGTTCGGCGGCGTCAACCGGCTCCCACCCTTCGCGGATGCGTTTCTGGTAGTTGGTCTTGTCTTCGACATTGCGCGTTGCTGTACGGACCCATTTGAAGACGTAGCCGTCTTGGGGGGTGGGATCCGGCAGCATCGTAGGTTCGACCCAAGACCTGCGGCGAGAGGACTGCTCTCTCGTCTCAAGAGTTCTCGGTGCCCTTGCAGTAGGCTCAACCAAAATGGCATCCCACGGATCAGTCATCGAGTTCTCCATCAAAGTGCACCACGGCCACCGGCGTTCTGCCGCATCTTAGATGCAGCATACGCCTGCGGGGAAACGCCGAGCTTTCTGGCGATCTCTAGCTCGGACCTCGTTAGCGTGACCTTGCGCTTGTCCTGCGGCTGCGTAACGGCGTTCTCACGCCCGGCATCTGCAGTTGCGTTGGGACGACGAGCCTCACGCCGGGGCCCGCCATCATTGCCGTCGTAGGACATGTTGTCCTCGAATGGTTGGTGTTCACTGTATACGGCTTTCAAACCGCGGTCTAGTTCCCGTGTATACTCGGGACTTTCGGGTCTGACACCCCTTGCTTCGAGGGCTTTGTGTATGGACAACGCAACACCAGTCTTGGCTTCGTTGCCCTGCTGACCGAACCACGAATTGCGGCTAATCCACGCTGCTACGTTGGGTGCGAGCTGCGGAGCGGCAGGCTGCTGCTGTGGCTGGGGTGCAGCGAGCGCAGGCTCTCGCTCCTCAACCTGCCTCGGCATCCGCGACCGGATGGCAAGGTTCTCGGCGGAGATGCGCGACAGCATCTCCTGAGCATCGACAATCTGGTCGGTGTCGCCCAGTTCGTGGGCCTGCTTCAGCTTGGCCTTGGCTTCGCGCATGGCCGCTTCGTTGCGAGCCACCATGCTTTCGGCAAGGGCCGTTCCGCTCATCTGGGCTGTACGACGAAGGCCGTCAGCTTCCTGCTGAGCCATGCGGGCAGCCTCGACGGCAGCGGTAAGCTGGCGCTGAGCTTCCTCTTTCGCACGGCGCTCAGTCTCACGTTCGAAACTAAGCCGCTTGATGCGGGCCTCGATCTTCTTTTTGCTGCCCCTGCCACGAAGGTCGTCAAGTTGCTCGTCGAGGGATGGGTCAGGGTCATACGAAGTTGGGCGTCCACGGTCCTCTTCAGGCGTGTCATCCTCTTCAATGACCTCAAACGCATTGGGGTCGGCGTTATCAAGGTCTACCTCGACTTCATCAGGCAGATCGTCGTTGCCGACATAGACCGCCTTCGAGGCGTCGCCGTTGGAGGCGCGGAAACTTTCGCGTGCCATCAGAGGCCTCCTACCTTGGCACCGCTTGGGATAGTGGCGGTGATCTCGTCGTCGGACAGCATCCGAAACTCGATGCCCTCGATAGTGAAGCGTTTGCCCGCGTACCGCGAGAACAGGACCGTGTCGCCGACCTTGCACCATGGGCCAGACGGAAAGCGGGGCCGTGCAGCGAGAACGGTAACAGGCGTGCCGGGGGGCAGGTCGTCGGGTAGCTTGGGTGCGGCATCAACGTAGCAGTCAGGCCCCATGGAGATAACAGTGCCGATCACGGACGCAGCGCGCTCGCGGTCGGTAACGGTTTCGGGGATGTAGACGCCGGTGTCGGTGCGGTCATTGAGCTGCGGCAGCGCGACCAGCATGAAGTGCCCGACAGGGTCGGGGGCCTGCATCATGTCCATCTGCGCCGATGCGTAGTCGTCGTCGGACATCTTCGTCAGGAGGTTGGCCTTGGAGCCTTTTGCTGCGGCGGTCAGCTTTGGGAATTTATGCGCCAGTTTAGTCGTCACTATCGTCTCCATCACTGAGGCGTTTGCGCTCCTCGACGAACATGGTCAGTTCGCGCAAGGTAGCGAGGCGGCCTACTGCCTCACGATAGGCCGCGTAATCTTGAGGCTGCCCCGACAAGATCGTTGTCGAGACAGCCTCAATTTTTTCCTTAAGCTCTTTGTCGAGCGCCCTCATTGCGGGCCCTTCATCTTGGTGGCCTGAGACAGCACCTTGACCGCCGTCGACATGTCGTTGTTGCGAACAGACGCGGCCAACTCAGCCTGCTTCAGCTGACGGTCGTCAGCCTTTGTCTGCATCTGGAGTTGCGTCACAAGCGTCGAGCGTTCAGTCTCGGACATCTCCTTGAAGATGGCGATGGCCGCCTTCATGCGGCGCTCTTCAGCCTTGTCTGCCAGCTGAGCGTCGGCGATTTCCTTCTTGACCTCGACGGCGCGCTCCTTGATCTCGTTCTCGCGCATCTGCTGCTGGACGATTGGATCTTCCATGGCCTCTTCAGCCTGCTTCTGCGCAGCCTTGGCCTTGTTGTCGTTGAGAAGCTTGTCAGCCGCGTCGGCGGTAAGCTGGGCCAGTTCGTATTCGACATCTTCGGGAAGCGGCTCGCCGGGCGGAGGCAGCGGCACGCCGAGCTTTTCTTCGATCTGCTGGCGGTACTGGAAGGCGAGGTGCTCCTGCACATGCGCGGCGGCGGCAGCCATGATGGATGGTGCCGACGGATTGTTCGCCATCATCGCCTGCATCGATGGATCCTGAATGGCGGCCATGTGGACAGCGATGTGGGCCTCGTGGTTCTGGCCCGGGCCCGCCTTCACGGGCTTCATGTTCATCAGGTTCATGTTCTCGGTGACGGGGTCGAGGGGCTCGATATCCGTGTCTGGAGGAATGAACAGGTCAGCCTGATCAGAACCCAGCGTCATGACCATTTGCCGGTGCACGGCCTTCTGGTTGTAGATGCCGGGGTTCTGCTGCATCAACTGCGTGATGGCCTGCATCTGGATAATCTGCTGGGCCATCGTCGTGGCGTTCGGGTCGGCGACCGGAACGACGTCGATGTTCATGCCGTAGTCTTCTTGGCGGGTCGACTGCGCCTCGTCGTCGGCCAAGGCGAAGGGGTACGGCATCTCGAGCATGTAGCTCTTGACGATGTCGTAGAGGACGTTGAGTTCCTGAGTGAAGCTCTCGTACAGCCGCTGCTGCACCGAACTCATCACCTTCAGCGACCGCTCGATGATGGCCAGCGTCGTACCAACAGGCATATTGGTCCCCGACATGTCGGTGACCTTCATGTCCGCAACCGCGCCGATCCGTCGTGCCTCTTCAACGATCTGGCCCAGAAGGCTGTACAGGACCGTCGACGGCTCCTTGTAGGGGAGTGGGAAGAAGTTCTCGCGCAGAGTGCCCGCGCTGACTTCCACGTCCCTCCACTCGCCGGGGCCAATGGGATCGCTGTCGTCCTTGATGCGGAGGCCCTTGGCCTTGTAGCCAGCTGGCAGGTTCGACAGCGTTCCTGCGTCGACCAACTGGCGCAGGATCGACGTCGCGCTCTCGGTCAGGCCGCCAAGGATGTTGATCAGGCCGATACCGTAAGGGCCGAAGCCGGGCATGTACTTGTGCTGGACAACCGACCGAACCCGCTCGCAGGTCGGGTCATCTTCCCTCCACTCGCGCCTGATGGCCAGCACTTCGTGGCTGCCGGTGTCGACGGTGATGACGTAGGGAAGCGGCTCGCCGTTCTGGTTGTAGGGGTCTTCCTCGATGTAGTAGAGGATGTGGCACTCGTACAGCTTGTGGGGGCTGTCGTCGCGCGCCGTGCTGGCGTCGGACTTGCCCTCAATCCGATCCTTTTCCTGCGTGATAGGGTCGTTGTAGGTCGCGGATCCGGGCCCGATGTCGACGTCGCGATAAAAGCCCGACGACTGCTTGGCCTTGACCCAGTTCGACGTCTTGTAGTGGGTGATGGTGAAGCGGTCGGCGCTGTCGAGGCTGGCCGCGGAGTAGGGTATGAGCATGTGCTCAGGCAAGATGTAGTGGGCCGCGGGCCGCTTGTGCACTTCATCGAAGCGCCACGACCGGAAGGTCGTACCCGCCAGAGGCAGGTTGAACAGCATCATGTCGGTTTCGTCGCGGAAACCCTTGATGATGCGCCTGCACATGTTGTTCAGGTCGCGCTGGATGCGCTTCGCCGTCTTCGTGCGCTTCTCGCTGACGGCCCCGATGATCTCGGTCTTCACCGGGCCAGCGCCCGGGAACAGGCTCGACATCGCTTCGGCATTGAAACGGATGACGCTCTCGAGCAGGACGGGATGGAAGGCACCGCAGGCATTCTCCCACGGCTCGGTGCGGCTCTCGTACTTCAGACCCAGCAACTTGAGACCGTTGGAGTACGTCTTGCGCCACTCCTCCCTGCCCCGGTCATCGTCGTCGGCGAGGTTGATGATCTCATGGCCGATGGAGCCGAGCCTGCCCTCGTCGATCATGTCGGCGAGGTTGCCGTTAAAGTCCGTCGGATCCGTGCTGACGGGGAGCGGCGGCCCGAAGTCGACGACCATGCCGCCGTCTTCGGTCTCTTCCATGACGGCGTCGTCGAGTTCGACGTCCATCGTGTCAGCAAGGTTGTCCATTTCAGGAGTGTCGAGGGTGGTCGGTAGTCCGGTCCTGCGCTCGATAGCCATCAGTAATATCTCCTAGCCCGGTACTGCCGGGGCTGGTCCGAGTCATCGGCACGGTCGTTGGCGGTGCGGATAAGGCCGCCTGAGCGGAACCGCAGCAAAGCCTGAACCACACTGTCGACATAGTCGTCGTGGTCACCATACGGGAACTCGGCGCACTCCTCAATGCACTCTTCAGCAAAGCGCCGTTCGGGGGCCCACACGTAGCCTGACGCAAAAATATCCGACACCATGTTGGCGCGGGCGACCTTGTCGTTGGACACGTACTTGCCACCGCGGCCAAAGCTGAAGTCCTCGACGGCGATGTCCATGGCTCTCAGTTCTTGGATGAGGCTGATGCCGGAGCCCTTGTTTTCAATGAGCAGCGTGTCGGGCATGTCCTCGTTATAGAACTGCAGCACCTTCTTTTTCAGTTCAGGAAACTCCATGCGCTCCTTGTAGGCGCTGAGAAGAATGATGTTGTTGATCGGTAGCCCCGTGGCGGGGTCGTCGACCTTGAACACGCCCCACGTCGTGAACGCCGAATAGTCGGCGCGCTGCGTCTTGGTCAGCGCCGTGTCGACGCTCATCATGATAAGCTCGCACGCTGGTGGGTCCAGACTGTTCCACGCACCCAGAAGATGATCGGCAGGGCACGTCTCGCGGTCGCTGCCCCACTTCCTCCAGTTCTCGCGCTTGATGATCGCGCCTTCTTCAGACGTCGGGTTCTGCTGGTACTGGGCCTTCCACTTGCTGACGGGCAGCACGGCGCGCGTGGCGCGCAGGTCTTCCAGTTTCCAGAAGCCGGGCCACAGGCTGCGCTCCTGCGGCGTGTTCTCGTCGAGAATGGCCGGGAACTCGATGACTTCCCACCTGTCGCCGGGTTCGCCTTCCTCAAGGGCGGCCTGCTTCTTCAGCACCTGCCCTGTAAGGTCTCGTTTACTCCATCGTGTCATAACCACGATCACGGACCCGCCCGGCTGAAGTCTTTGGCGCGGACCTGAAGTATACCACTCGTAGACGTCGTCGAAAATCTCTGGGCTAGTCTCTGCTTGTCTTGCCTCTTGTTCAGAGTGAGGGTCGTCGATGATGACGATATCGCCGCCCTTGCCCGTTACCTTGCCACGAATACCAATAGCGAAGTACTCGCCGCCCTTGCTCGTGCTCCAACCAGCCGCGGCCTGACTGTCCTTGGCCAATTTGACGCCGGGGAAGATGTCGGCGTAGGCGACGCCGGGGTTGCCTTCGTCGTCTTCCGATTGCTCGCCCGCGATCAGGTTACGAACGCGCCGACCGAAGCCTGCGGCCAAAGCCTCCGTGTTCGACGACTGGATGATCTTCTTTTTCGGGAACCTACCGAGGAACCACGCAGGCAACAGCCAGCTGGTGAGTTCCGACTTCGTGTGGCGGGGTGCCATGTTGATGACTAGGCGCTTGCACTCACCTTTGGCCACGCGCTCGAAGGCCTCGGCCATGATGTAGTGGTGCGCGCCGGGGATGAAGTCGGGCCAGACCAGCTTCACGAAATCAATGAAGCTGTGGCGCGCCTTCTCGATCTTCTGCAGCCGCTCCCGCTTCTCAAGCAGGCCGAGAACGTACTCCTTATCGCCGCCAGACAGGCGGTCGATGTGCTTGAGGGCGTCGTCGAGATCGAGGTCGAGGCTCATTTAGCCTTCTTTTTTCGGCCTTTGGTAATCTGCGCAGCGACAAGGTCAGGCATATTGACCTTCAGCGGCTCGATGACGGAGTAGCCGGGGATGGTCTGGACCGGGCCGACGGATCCAAACGGCTTCTCGTCGAACGAGGGCGGCGCTTTCTTGGCGGCGTCGGGAAGGGCCGCCTCCTTCAGATTGAAATAACCGTCTATGCCGGGCGTCAGGAGGATGGCCTCCTTGTTGCGACCGCGGCCAAGCACTTCGCCGTTGGGGCCGACGGCCACATAGTCGTAGGGGCCGAGGCCGAGCATCAGCTTCGAGGGCTGGATGAAGTCGAAATCGACGAGCTTTGTCATGTCAGCAGTTCCATGCGCGCAGGCTTTTGTTTACGCGGGAGTTGGGGTCGTTCGCCGTCTTCGACGACGTCAGCTTCTTCTTTAACCCGGTCATTCTGGCGCAAAAGCTAGCCTTTCGACCCTTGGCTTCCTTGGTCTTGGGCGTCGGGGCAGGTGGCTTCAGGTTCATGCCCTGCGCCTTGGCGCTGGCCCGGCCCTTGGCGTTCAGGCCCCCAGCGTCACTCTTGCCTGCTTTTCGTTGCCATGCGGGGGTCTTCGGCATTTCATCGCTCCTCAGCGCCAGATGTTAGGAGTATCCGGCTCTTCGTCCCACGGGTCAACCGACCTCCGGCTCAGCCGTATTTCGGGGTCGACGAGGGTCAGGCCGCGCGCCGTGAACTTCTGCTGGTCGAGGTAGCCCCGCTTCTTCAATTCGCGTATGGCCTTGATGACAGTCGTGTTCGAACAGCCGATGGCGTCGCGCAGCTCTTTCTGGCTGGGGGCGATCTTGTGCTTGATCAGGGCCTCACGGATGGCGTGGTAGACCTCGATAAAGGCTGGCGTCAGGGAGGGATCGACGATAACCGGCATAGGCGTAGTCCACGTTGTTGGAGCAACGTGGCCTACTTACACCGCGGTTCGCGGTCGTGTCTACTTTTTCTTGGCCGCGTTCATGTTGTCGACAAGGTTGGGGTAGGGCCTACCGGCCTTCTTTGCCGCGGCCTTCGCCTTGGCCTTCATGGCTGGTTTCAGCTTGGTAGACGTCTTCTTTGGGTTGGGCTTTTGCCATGGGGCTTTCATCATGAGGCCTTTTTGTGGAGGGGCTCGTCGGGGCGGAACCCGGCCTGCTCAGGCATTAGCAACAGGGCGGTCTCCGCATCGCGACTAGGCACGATACCGTGGTCGGTCATCTTGCGGAAGAGGCTGCGCCGGTTGCCGATCCACTTTTCGACCGTGCGGTAGATGCCGTCGTCATCCTTCTTGGCGATCTCCCACTCCTTGTCGCGCCGGTAGGCGACGTGTTTGCGGTCGAGAGAGATCTGGGTGGGCTCGGTCATGTCGGTCTCCGTCTTGGGTCGGGGAAGTTGTATAAAATTTTTTGCATATTTTTTGTACCAAAAAGCCGTTTGGGCGGTGAGGCCGCGCCCGGAATGACATGTAATATACAGGCGCGCGGACCCAAGCCAGAAAGTTTGGGGGTGACCCTCGACGCGCGACGCCTAGCCGAACGGACCGCGTTTCCGCCAGCCAGCAGCCGACGATCGGCAGGCACCGAGCCGGTCGACACGTAGCTCAATGGTTACGGATGGCAGGCGCGACGCGTAACATATTGGTTACGGATTGGATGGCGTGACGCGTAACGCATTGGTTACGGATTGGGGGCGCGCACTATCCCCTAGGTTGCATCCCCCCGGCGGACGAACGACCTCGGCCTGCGTCGCCGCTTGCGCACGTCTTCGGGCTCAACAGCTGGCGGTTCGACGGGCGACGCCGGGTGCGCGCCGGGTGCATCGGGAGGCTGATCGATCACCGGCGGATTGAGCGCGGACGACAGCTTGCGCTTTAGCTCCGCGTCAATATCGTTTACGGTTTTCATCTGCGGCGTTGCTTCGGTGGCTGATCTATCGAAGAGGCCGATGGCTTTGCCAAGTAGTTCGTAGCCGCGCAAGCGAGTCGTATCCTTCTCGCTTGTTATTGCAATCTGCGCTATACCTGTTAGTACGAAGTCTTCATCTATCTTGGGGATTAGACTTGCTTCACCGTTACTGTCAAAAAGCAATCGGCGCAGCTTTGACTGCACTTTAGGGTTGGCTTCGACCGCTGCGCCCATGTAACCAAGCGACAGGCGGGGCACTTCTGGCCGGGGTCGATATGCCTCTACGTAGGCATCGGTAACGCTGAGACCTGCCGCTCTATGCCGCGCATAATGCCACTGTTGCGGCGTTAACCCCTCATACGCCCTATCGTCGCGCAGCGCTCCGCCGCGCGGCGCGACCGGTGTGAGGCGCGATACATCCATATTGTCGACAACCCCTTGCGCGCGCGGCATCAGCGGGAAGGCACGATAACCGCCGCGCACATAGATTGTAGGCTGCTTTTGATTTTAGGCGTTGACACCATAGGCGGGGCCACGTAGAAGGGGGTCATCGCAGCGGCAATTCAGCCGGTGCCAACCACCCCGGAGCCCCTACCAATGACCGCTTACCTCCACCGCGCACCCGGCAAAAAATGGACCCTGACCCTCGTGTCGCGCCCCTGCAACGGCGCGGAATTTCAGGCAGGCGAAAAGATTGCCGTTACTGGCAAGCGCGACGCGACTGCAATCTGCAAAGCGCGCGGCGCAACGCCGCACAATTTCTAACCCCCGTGTCCCGTGGTGCCCGGCGAACTCGCCGGGCAGTACCGGGCACGGACCCGACAACCACCACCTAGGAGCACCTACCATGCACGCCACACGCAAGCCGCGCCGCCAGTACGTCCGCGCGTTCGACATCACCAGCCTGCCGCCCGCCGCCCTGTCAGGCGTCAGCATCGGGCAGTGGGTGTTCGCCGGTGAGCGCACCCGTGACGGCATCGGTCGCTTCCTAGGCGTCAAGCCGAGCGGTGTAATCGTTGTCGCATGGCTGGGCAATGGCCGCCGCCGTTGGCGCTCTTACTGCCGCACCCTGCGGCAGTTCGCGACGACCCACTGACCCAGTCACCTGTGGTGCCCGCCTCGCTGGCGGGCAGTACCGGGGACTGAACCCGACAACCCACAACCACGGAGCACCTACCATGCACACCCCCACCATCAGCACCATTTCACACGGCACGCTAAACACTTTCGACCTGCTCGAGGCGTTCGGCTGGGAATTGCAGCACATCAGCACGAATGCAGGGCATCAGGCACTGGCTGAAGAGGCGCGAAAGCGCGCGCACTTCTACACATGGAACGACAACGTCGAGGAAACCGATGCCGATAGCGAAATGGTCAACGCCTTGATTGACGCACTGAACGCGCTTGCACCGGCTTACTGCTTTTTTGGTGCCCACGAGGGCGACGGATCAGACTTCGGCTTTTGGCCGGACATGGGAGCCATTGAGGAATTGCCGCGCGTCGCCGATCCGGCGGACGTGCCTGCTGGCGGCACCGGCGAGGACGTCGTGTACGTGAACGACCATGGCAACGTGACCGTGTACGGCGCGAACGGCGCGGTACTGCTCGGTATCGTTTAGATTAGTTGCAGGCGTTGACACCGCCGTTCTGATGCTGTACTGACAACCTACCGCAGCGGCAATTCAGCCGACGCCAACCACCCCGGAGCCTACCAATGACCACCACCGCACGCTGGACCAAGGCCTTTTTCGCCGAAGCCGGGCACATTGCCGGTATCGCACCGCTGCACGCAGCGCACACTGATCGCTGGAACCAGCTCGAGGATAGGATCAACGCTCTTGCACACTGGCAGGTCGAAGCTCTGCTGACATACTGCGAGGCGCACGCGACCGACAATTGGCAGGCTGCCTGCGTGATAACGTCGATGATCCCGGATGACTACTACACGCCCACAGCGCTTGACATGCTCGAAGCTTGACCCCGTGTCCCGTGGTGCCCGGCGAGATCGCCGGGCAGTACCGGGCACGGACCCAGCCACCTACCAAAGGAGCACCTACCATGACCCAGCTGAAGACGATCGCCATCCCCTGCGAGGGAGAAACACGAGAAATGACTGGCACTGTCGCCATCCTGCCGATCGGCACGCGCAAGGTCCGCTTCCTGATTGAGCGCACAGAAGACGGCTCCTTGGGCTCGCTTACCCACTACGCTTCCGGCTTTGCATTCGCGCGCAGCCTGAACCGTTTTGCCGTATCGTTCCTCGTTCAGCACGGCACCTATGCCCGCCGCCCTTCACCCCGTGAACTCGCCGAGGCAGCAATCGCCGACGCTGTGTACTCGCTCGGAGCCGACAAAGTGCTGGCGATAATCGACGCCGCACCCATGATCAACCGCTAACCCGCAGGAGCTTCCCCGTGAACACCACCACCACTTGGACGAACGACAACCCCGCCACAATTTGGAACCGCCTCGCCGCACGGCTTGGCCGCCAGCCGACCAATGCCGAAGCCGAAGCCGAGGTAAAGCGCATTTTGTCTGCTTGCAGGCGTTGACAACACCGCCCTGAATGCCTTACTGACAATCCCACAGCGTCGGCAATGGTGCCGACGCCAACCACCCCGGAGCACCTACCATGCCCACCACCATCGACAACACCGCCGACGCCATCGACAGCCGCGACATCATCGCCCGCATTGAGGAGCTGCGCTCGCAGCTCGAGGCCGACGGCAGCCTGTCCGACGAAGACACCGCCGAGTTGCTCACCCTCGACGCACTGGCCAAGCAGGGCGAGGACTACGCCGCCGACTGGGAGTACGGCGAGACGCTGATCCGTGACAGCTATTTCAAAGCCTACGCGCAGGAGCTCGCCGAGGAGATCGGCGCGATCAGCCCCTCCGCCACGTGGCCCAACACGTGCATCGACTGGGATCAGGCCGCGCGCGAACTGCGGATGGACTACACCGCCGTAGAGTTTGGTTCCGTCACCTACTGGGTCCGCTAACCCCTCCCCCTCGCCGCCGTGGCAACACGGCGGCACCCACCCACAACCACCTAGAGGAGCCCCCACCATGCCCCGCCACCACTACGCGCTTGAGTACCCCTACGGCCCCGGCGTGAACCACGCCGACACGGGCAAACCCGTCGTGAAGCTGGCCCGCTTCACCTCCCCGCAGGAACGCGACCTGTGGGTTGACGAACGCGCCGAGGCCAACGAGTGGCGCGCCCGTGGCGCTCGCTGCGCCGCGCCGAGCACCAACACCATGATCCGCGCCGCGCTGGCGCTGCAGCGCCGGGGCCTCGAGCCCTACTGGTGCAATTGGGGCGTCTGATCCATGCTGAACACCATCACCGAAACCCTCGCCTTTATCGGGTTCATCACATTCATCGCCGCGCTCATGCTGCTGTAGCGCCGCGCCAGAACCGGGGCCGCAGTGGGCCGCAGATCCAGCCGCTCGAAGAGGCCAAAGAACCTAGGGGGGCGTAACGCCCCCTAGGACCATTTTCAATTCTAAGGCTGTAGAAACAAGATAACAACCTTATTTATAAGGTTGTTATCCTTCTTCTATAGCTCTAAGGATCAAAAAAGTCCTAAGGGGTGTTACAAAAAAACCTAACGCCCGCGATAAGATACGGCGATCCCGACCCCCTACGGTTCCCTAGTTGTTCGACCGATTGCAACGATCCCTGACACCTTGCCAAAACTCTCTTGGGTCGTTACACCTAGTAGCGTAACAACCCCCTGTTTAAGAGGTCGCAATGCCCTTCCACTACACCCCCGATGCCATCTCCACCGCCCTCGACTACGTCCCCGACACCGGCGAGTTCATCTGGAAACGCAGCTACGGCAAGCGCATCCGACCCGGCACCCCCGCCGGGTCGATCAACAAAGATGGCGAGCGGGTCATCACCCTTTTCGGCCAGACCTACTTAGCCAAGCGGCTTGCTTGGCTGCTGTCGTATGGCCATTGGCCCGAATACCCTGTCACCTACCGCTCACTGTCAACCGCCTTCACCCCCGAGGCCCGCGCCGCCGCCCGCCTCGACCTGCGGATCGCCAACCTCTGCCTCTACGCACCCCCAAGGGTGCAGAACAGCCGCGCCGACTACATGCGCCGCCGCCGCGCCGCAGCTGCCGCCGAGCGCACCGCCAAGGCTGAAGCCGAGGCCCACGTCATCGAGAACTACCCCTCGATTGTCTGGTCCGACACCCACCAGCATTGGCAGGTGCGCGAGGAAGTCTCCGTGCGCCGGAGGATCGCCCCCGGTCGCGAGTACGACATCATCGGCACCACCCGCGACCGCAACAAAGCCGTCGAAATGTTCAACGTCTTCACCGACCGTTGCCTCTACGTGCTCGACAACCCCGCCAGCGACATACCCGACGACCGCGCCGACATCCGCACCGGCAAAGGGCACACGCTGCGCGAGATCAGCGCCGCCATCTGCTACAACCCTGAGACCGGCGAGTTCCTGTCGCGTCTAGGCAAGCTGGCAGGCACGCGCATCGACCGGCCAAAGGACGGCGCGGCCCTTGAGAGCGTCCGTGTGGTGCCATTCAGGCAAGACACCTACTACGCCCGCAACCTCGCGTGGTTCCTCGGCTACTACGAGTGGCCAGCCCCCCGCGAAATCGTCTATGACAACGGCTGGAACGACGATTGCCGCCTCGAAAATCTGGTTCGCCGCGCCGACAAAGAGGCGCGCGAACGTTACGGCGTTCACGTCACCCCTTGACGCCTTTGTCAGCGCATGCAATAAAACACACCTACCAACCACGGAGGACTACCAATGCCGACCCCCACCGACCTCGACGGCAACCCCTACACCCCCACCGGAAACTACGGATGGATGACCGACGCCCACCGCGCCACCTGCGCCCTGCACATGGCCTGCGATCCCGCCCAGATCGAGTATCGGCTCGACGCCCGCGCGGCGATGGACGCCAAGCTCGCCGAGCGGCGCGAGTACGAAGACCCGATGGCCTACACCCGGTCGCGGTACTGACCCGTGGCCATAACCCGCCCGCTGAAGCCGACCAAATCCACCGACCCGCTGCTCCAGCAGATATTCGACGAGCAGCAGCGGCTAGGCATGACAACCACGGACCTCGCCCAACGGGCGGGGTTGCCTAAGCCAACCGTCGACGGGTTGCGCCAGCCGCGACCCGGCAGAGGCAAGGTTGTCCCGATCAACTACGTGCGCCGGTTGGCGACTGCGGTGGGGTTTTCGTTCCCCTCCGAACTGCAGAGGCTGGACCAATGACCGACGCAATCGACACCTTGTGCCGGGAACACCTCGCTGCGGTCGCCGACGAGTACGCCGTAGACCCTCACCGCATTCGCGGCGAGGATCGAACGGGGAGGGCCTCCGAGGCGCGCAAGGCGCTCATCTGGCGGCTGCACACTGCCGACGTGCCCCACGTCGCCATCGCCGACTGGATAAACCGCTCGGTCACCTACGTGAACGTCGCCGTCAAGTACAAGGTTCTGCGCGAGGGGCTGCACGACGAACGCAACCCCTTCGAGCAGGCCTACGAGCGGAGGAAAGAGGTCTTGTCCTTGATCGACAAAGGCGTTCCCCTCCACGAGATCGCTGCCCGCACGGGCTACACCTACGGCTCGCTCCGCAGCGTTCTCAGCCGCATGCGTAAACGCGGCGAAGTCCACTACCTCTACAACCACAACAAGGAAGCCAAGCTATGACCACCAAGAAGCCGACCACCACCACGATCAGCAAGACCACCACCGGCGTGACCGAGTTCGTCGAGCACTCGACCGACATGCAGCTGACGCCCATGCCCATCAGCGCCCGCCCCTACATCCTCGAGAGTTCTGAGTTCGACGCATTCATCCACGGCAAGCGGACCTCCGCCATGCGCGAGATCGAAGATCTCGACGCCGAGATCGTGCGCCTCCAGACCGAGATCGACGCCCGCCTCGACCGCCGCCAAGACCTTATGGCAATCGTCATCCGCGCCGACGCCGCCCTCACCATCGACAGGCTCGACCGCCCGTCGCCCCAGATCACCAGCAAGGAAGACTAATGAAATGACCCAGCACAACGGACTACCAGTATCCGGCTACAAGCCGCAGAGCGACGACAAGGTGCAGTTCGTCAACGAGAACAAGGCGCTCGAGGAGCGAGTGCTGCGCCAACTTGACGCCATGAAAGCCAATCCTGCCTTTGACCAGCGGATGGTCGCCATCGCCTACACCGGCATCCAAGAGGCGTTCATGTGGGCCAACCGGGCGGTGTTCCAGCCGGGCCGCGTGACGTTGCCAGAGGACCAAGGCACCACGACATGACCAAGACAATGGATTGGCCAGCCTCCGTGCCCGACCGCACGAAGCTGGTCCGCTACTACATCATGGAAGAGGGCTGGACCTACCTGCAACTGGCCGAAGCCTTTGGTGTGTCGCGCAGCGCCATCGCTGGCGTGTGCTTCCGCGCCGACATACGGAAGCTGAAGCCTGCAGCCAAGGCCGCGGTCGTTACCCGACCCTTGCCCGGCGACCACCTTTCGACGAGACTGACTGCAGCGCCCATTGAGGAGGCACCAGTTGACATCATGGCCAAGCGAGCAAGGTCTGCGCAGCGACCGATGCAGAGGGGCCCCATCATGGGGCCCCCACTAAAGGCCGTACCCATTGAGGGCGGCGTGTGGTCGCCTTTGCCCGGCATCGACGCCATCGCCTTCGCCGACACGACGGCGAGCCAGTGCAAGTGGATGGTCGGGCACCACCTGTGCTGCGGCGCTCAGGCCGCGCGCGACAAGCCCTACTGTCCCACGCACTGCGCCGTAGCCTACAAAGACCCGCCGCCGCACCTCATGAAGCGGCGCGGCAACAGCCAGACAAGCACGTTCAAGGTGAGGCTAACCCCATGACTCAATCCAGTACGATGCACTCGCCGCTTGGGCCGCAGACGGATGACGAGCGGCGGTGCTTCGACCGAGGCATGGAACAGTGGCGCGCATCATTGAAGCGCCCTGACATGACTGAGGAAGATCGCGTCAAAGGTGCCCTCGAAGCCTATTGCCGTCAGGCGTTCGCGCTGGCCCTCTCCGCTCCCATCAAAGCGGGGGAGGCTGTGCCGGTGGCGTGGCGCTGGCGGTATCCTGCGTCGATGACCGACGATCAATCGTGGCGCTTCATGGAACTGGAGCCAAACTGGGTTCGCCAGCGTGGCTACCCGGTCGAACCCCTCTACGCATCCCCTCAAGCCTATGGGGTGAGGGTCACGGACGAGATGGTGAAATCCGCAACCGCAGCATTTATGACCGCTCCGGGTGTAGGAAACGCGCATCTGGTGCGACGACCTTTAGAAGTCCAAATGCGCGCCGCCCTTGAAGCCGCCCTATCCCACACCGAACAGGGGGCAGCCCATGACCCAATCCAGTACCGATAGCTCACTGGTGGAGAGACTGCGGGCCAATTCGTTATGGCCCACCGGTGCCTACAAGTCGCTCACAGCCGAAGCCGCCGACGAACTCACCGCCCTCACCGCCAAGATATCGGACGCCGAGCAGCGCATTGCCGCCCTCATGTCCGAGCGGTCTAGCCTTATCGCAACGAAGGCCGAGCAGCTTGTCGCGTTGACGAAGCGCGCCACCGCCGCCGAAGCAAAGGTAGCACGGATGGGGGAGGCGCTGGAATGGTACGGCGAACGGGCGCGGCTCGCACGCCTGATCCACAGTGGGGGCGACCCTGCGCGATTTGAGCTGTCTGATGACGGTGGCAAGCGTGCCCGCGCCGCTCTCCAATCCGAAGACCGGGAGGGCGGGGAATGACCGGTCGTCGAGAAGGCAAGCCCCTCCAGCCCAACACCGCGTACGATCCGCTGATAAAGCAAATCTTTGACGAGCAGGAGCGGCTCAACATTTCTTCGAGGCTGCTGGCTAGCATATCAGGGGTTCCGAAGCACGCCATCGATGAACTGCGCCACCCCTCGCTTGACAAGGGCAAGCGCGTACCGCTGCACCAAGTCAGGCGACTGGCCGAGGCGCTCGACTTCGAGTTCCCCGACCGCCTGCGCAAACGCATCTGAAAGAAGGAACACCACCATGATCAACGTCACCGGCATCCGCGAACTGCTCCCGCGCCGCGGCGAGGTAATCTACGCCTACGGCGGCCCGCCACCCGGCGTCGACGTGATGTGGCGCGCCGAGGCACCGACATACTCGGTCGTCATCGACTACGAGACCGAGCGCTACAGCAGCTCGGATCCGGTGATCGAGATGCGTTGGTACGAGGTCAAGAAGCGGACGCGCTGCGGCGCACGGCTGGAGAACGGCCGCTTAACCTACACCGACAAGAGCGTCACCGCCCGCGAGTGGGCAAGCAACACCCCCGCCGAGGCGCTGGCCTCGTTCAGGGAACGCCGCCGCAGGCAGATCGGTATACTGAAACACCAGCTTCGCCGCGCCGAGATCGAGCTGGCGCTGACCGAAGGCGCTGAAGTTGGCACGCCGCCCGCGCACCAGCCCTACATCATGCGAGGCTGGTGATCCGATGAGCATGGATCGCTTCAGGGCCATCAAGCCGCCCGACCGAGCCCACCCTCTGGTGCGCCAGATGTTCGCCGAAATGAACGAGCAGCAGTGCTCGCAGCAGACCATGTCGGAGCGATCCGGCATCAACAAGAACACCTTCAGGTCGTGGCGCACCAAGGCCGTGCCACGCATCGACGACCTCGAGGCCTGCCTCAACGTGCTGGGGCTCGAGATCGTCGTCAGGCCCATCAAGGACACAGGACGCGGATGACCAAGCGCAAATGGGGCCGCAAGAAGTCCCAGCCGAAGATCCCGAGCCTGCTCAGCCGCAACGTGGCCAAGGTCTGGTCTCAGAAAGGCGGCGTCCTGCGGTTCACCCTATCCTACGACATCGTGGAGCGGCTCGTGCTGCTCCGCGATGGGCCCAAGGGGAAGCTCAACGCCTACTCATGGCGCGACATGCACGTCGAGTTCATGACCATGACGCACCAATCGGTGCCAGCCATCTTCCTGCGCCTCGACCAGTGGAGGCTGTCCTCCGACAAGTCGCCACACCCCAAGATATCGAAGCGCAATGACGGCCACCGCTTCCACACCTCGATATCGGCGCGTCGTGTCGGTATCAGACCTGACCAGCCCCACACCCGGCTGAAGCTGCTCTGGCTCAAGAAGCTGAAGGGTCTCCTGCTCATCTTCCCAGACGAGTCCATCTGCGTCAAAAAGGAAGAGCCACCGGCTGGATGACCGGTGGCTCTCCTCTTCAACCACGAAGGAACCGAAGGCCTCACGGACCTCGTTGCTCAGGCTACCACCCCCAAGCAGACCCTGTATACGCTTGTGGTTCGCGCGGCGCAAGCACCACTACATCTAGGCGGCGAACGACGCCGCCTTCTCGCGGAACATGGTCGAGAGGCGCTTCTTCTCCTCCGCCGTCCCGAAGTCCATGACGAAGCTGGCAGCGCTTTGGTTCTTCGTCCACATGGCCGTGACCCCTGCCCGATCCCCCGGCGCGTCGATGTTGTCATCGAACACCTCCATGATGGCCGTCGCCAGTTCCGTTGCAGGGATACCGTCGAGAGGGTACGGGTCGATCATGACCGGCAAGCCGTCAGGCGTGCGGCGTTGGATCAGCTTGGGGATTTCTGCTCGAGGCTTCCCCTCGTTCGCACGCCACGGAATTTCCGGCTCGGGTACAGGTGCCGGATCCTCCTCGACCTCCTCCGTCCACTCGCGCTCCGCCACCGCGGCGGGTGCCTGCGGCTGAGGCGGCAGCCTGCCGAAGATCATGTATGTCAGGGCCACCTGCGCGTTGAGGCGCGCAAACAGCGACGGCGACGGTGCCTCCTGCGGCACCATCATCGAGATGGTGTCCAAGTCCTCGAAGTATGGCCTGTCCTTGTGCCCGACCTCGACGCTGAAGCGGACCATGACGAAGCCGGGCGCGGCGACATGGCAGTCGAACTCGGTCATCTTCCACATCCAGCCAGCGGCCCATGCCACCGACGCCAGTTCGTGGTAGGCGGTATCAACCGGCACGCCACGCACGAACTCGTGCAGGTCGTGGAGCAGCGGCGGCAGGCCGACCGCGGTCGTGCCAGCGGTGGTCTCGGTAGCGACGCCGACGTCGGTGTCGACAGGATCGGGGATGGGTTTACGTACGGGCATGTGTGTTCCTTTCAATCTTCCCACGGGTCGTGGATGAAGTCGGCGAGGTCGGGCCTGAGCCGTTCGGGTTCGATACCAAGTATGCGGGCCACGCTCACGACGCGGTTCTCGGGCACGACGGTCCAGTGGTGGATGGACACCGCCGAAATGCCCAACTGCCGCGCCAGCGCGGCTCGGTTGATCAGTTTTCGGTAGCGTCTCCATACGGCGACGGCCCTGCGGTCACGTTTTTGTTTCATGGCACCGCACTCTACAAGCTAACCACGGTTAATTCAACTTAATGTATGTTAGGTAGTTGCAAGGGTCCGCGACTGCCGCTATGAGTTACAAAGGTTCAATCAGGGACGCATTGTGCGAAACGTTCGGCAAGGGAGACGGTGAATGAGCGACTACAGGCCCTATTTCGTCCAAGATGGTCACGCCGACGCTTGGCGCCCTTGGTTTGCGTGGTGCCCTGTATGGGTTGCTGACCTCAACTGGCCTTACCCGCGTCAGAAACGTATCTGGCTCAAGCGCATCCTTCGCAGACGCTTCCACGCTGCGTCGTGGTTTCTCGATGGCTGCACATGGTGGTGGCAGTACGCCGAAAGCCCCACCCCCTCAAAGGAGCAATGAATGAGCGCGACCATCCACGCATTCCCACAGTTCACCCGCTTCGGTCCGCAACGCGAGGAATCTCGCCAACGTCTCGCCAAGCTATTCGCAGGCAAGTCCAAGGACGACATGCGGAAGCTATGGGACACGGTAGGCGAGGACAGCTTCTCTGGCCCGTACGACTGCACCGACATCCACAGCTACATGAACATGCTGGGCGACGGCGAATACTGCGCGGTCTGAACTAACCCTCCCACCAACCCGGGCAAGACATCAATGGGGATGACCATAATGACCAAACCTGAACGAGTTCTGCTTCTTGAAGAAGCTGCGCGCCTGACCAGCGGTGCCCGCGATGCCACCTACGGACCGCCGCTTATCAACCTGTCGGCATCCGGCGAACTGAAGGCCGTCATGCGTGCCCACCTCGTCCGCGACTTGTCGTTCGCCGAGATCGAGGCCCTCGACATGGTGCTGACCAAGATTGGCCGCATCATCACGGGCCCCGAGCCGCACCGGGACAACTATGTCGACGCTGCCGGGTACATGGCCATCGCGTGGGAGGCAGCCGATGCGGACAAGAAAGACATCGACGAGGTCGGCAAGCTGCTAGACAGCCTCTTCCATCCTCAAGGCCGCGGCCCGGTAGTGTGGCCCGACGATGAGAAGCCGTCGGATAGCTGACGCTATTCCGGCGCGCGGTGAAGTGGGGTATGCTCGACCCACACGCCAGCATGAGGTCAGATGATGCCGCTCAAAAAGGGCAAGTCGAGCAAGGTCGTCAGCGCCAACATACGCGAATTGATGAAGTCAGGGCGGCCACAGAAGCAAGCGGTTGCCATTTCTTTGCGCTCGGCAGGCGTACCGCCCAAGAAAGCGACACCGGATGCCCCTCGCCATCAGCGCAAGGGCCCCGGTGTGAAGTAGGGGTTGAGCGGGGTCGGGTTCCAGCGGCGCACCTCTAGCGGGCCGATATGCGCCCGCCAGAGGTAGATGAAGCCGAGCGGCTTCTCGTCCCGCACGAACCAGAACTGCAAGCGCAGCCACCAAACGAACTGGTATCGGGGCACGCGCATCATACGCGCCGGATCGCGTCGATGATCGTCTGCTGCGTCACGGCCTTGTCGCGCAGCGCCGCCGACACACGCTGGTCAACGGTGTCGGTGGCAACGATGTGGTGACCGAAGCAGGCTCTGGTCTGGCCCTGCCTATCGACCCGGCCATTCGTCTGCATGTAGCTTTCAAGGGGCCAAGGCAATGCATACCAGCAGATATGCGAACCGCCCTTCTGCAGGTTTAGGCCATGGCCAGCTGAGAACGGATGCAGCGCCAGCACCGGCAGTTCCCGGTTGTTCCATCGGCGCACATGCTCTTCCGCCTTCGATGAGCCGACGCCCTGCCCGAGGTACGGCACATTGGGCCACACACGCTGGATCGCGCGAAGGTCTTCGGTGAACTCGTACGCGACCAGCAGCGGCTCGCCCTGTAGCTCGTCGATCAGGTCGGCGAGGGCGTGGGCCTTCTCTCCATGCACGACGTGGCTGTCGCCGTACTCGTCGTAGACAAAGCCCTGCGTCAGCTGGCGCAGCTTCATTGATGCGGCGGCTGCGGAGAAGGTGGTGATGTCCATGTCCTCGAGGGCCATGGTCTTCTCCATCTCGTCGTACAGTTCGCGCGCCTTGTGCGGCAGTTCGACAGGGATCGCCGAGTGCATCATCGACTTCTGGTAGCTGAGCTGCGTCTCGTCGACCTTGAAGGCGACCGTGTTCAGTTGGCTGGTCAGCCGGTCGAGGGTTCCGTACTGCGGCCCCCACTTGAAGCCCTTGTAGTCGAGCGGCCTGAAGTACTCCTGCCTCCACTTGTAGAAGCTCTTGCCCCACAGCGCGCCGCCGTCGACGATGGACACCTGCGCGAACAGGTCGAGGAAGCCCTCTGGCGCAGGCGTGCCGTTCAGGCCCCACACGATGGGCACCTTGGCCGTGTGCTTCTTGACTTCCTTGTACCTCGGAGACTTCGGGTTCTTGAGCTTGCCGATCTCGTCGAAGATCCACAGGTCGAAGGGGCTCTCGCCCGGCGGCCAGACGTCGCACACCCACATCAGGTTCTCGTAGCTGGTGACGTGCAGGCACCGCGGCGGCTCGCTGGCGCGCACCAACTTGTTCACAGCGGTGTAATCCACAGTGTATTGCTTCAGTTTGGCTTCCAGTTCGCGCCGTTTCAGCACGTCATGCATCTTGGGGATGCGCGCCGTTGCCGACACGATCTTGCCCCAAAGGGTACGGCTGTCGCGGTACACGCCCTCGGGCCAGCCCGACGGCTCGCCGCCCCACGCCACGATGTCGGCGTCCTTGAGGTGCTCCCACTCCCCCCGCTCTTGTGGCCACACCAACTGCGCCACGCGGAGGGGAGCGAGCACCAGCGGGCGCTTCACATGACCGTCGCGCATCAGTTCGAGCGCGGTCGTCCACCCGATCACGCTCTTACCAGCGCCCACCGGCAGCAGGGCAAGCGCCGAGTTGTGCTCATAGAGGTAGTCGATGGCGTTCTGCTGGTAGTCGAACAGATCAGATTTCTTGCGCATCGCGGGTCACCTTCAAAATGTACTTGTGTTTGTAAAACGAGCCCCCACGCTGGTGACCCAGCGCCAGCATCTCGGCCTTGGTCCTGTTGTAGGTGGCCTTGGCCGCGACCTGCCGCCCATCTTGCGACAGCCACTTCGTGTACGGGCCGGTGCGCCCGACATAGCGCCAGTTGGCCGTGCGGTAGACTAGGCCGGTGTGCCCTTGGCTCTCGTCAGCATAGGTGACGAGGTCTGTGAAGCGCCCGTCGCGGCGGATCAGTTTCACTGACTTGGACAGCAGAAACGACGCGGCGTTCTTGGGCACCCCCGGCAAGATGACCATCCGGGTGAGCGAAAGAACCTTTTTCCAGTTCGTCTTGTTCACGCTCTCAGCTGCAACCCGCGTCGGCGGCAGCCACCACGCGATGCCCATCAGCGCATCACCCTCACGCCGGTAGAGGCCATGCACATAGACCGCTGTGTTCGACCCACCCTTGGCGTAGTGATGCTCGCGTACCATCTGCTGCGCCGCCTTAAGGTCAGCATCGGTAACGTACCAATCTTCTTTATGCAGACGCTCGAGCATTTGTAGCCTCCCTCTCAAGCGTCTCTTCGAACTCGGCCTCGTTGTCGATGAAGTAGGTGGCAAAGCCTGCCTTGGCCAAGCGCTCGGCCCATCGCTTCTGCTGGCTGCTCACCCGCCCGGTCTTGATCCGCTTGAACTCGGCGAACCAGATGTGCCGACCCAGCATGATCGTCCTGTCGGGGAAGCCCCGCACGCCGGGGATCTGCAGCTTGATGGCGAGGCCGCCAAGGCGCTCGACCATCTGCACGCACCGCTCTTCCAGACTGCTCTCGAGTTCAACTCTTCCCAAAGCTCTATCTCCAAAATGTTGGATTGACACTAGTCCAACGACGCAGTAAACGTCAAGGCAGAAACGGAGACGCAGCCTATGCCATTCGAAAAACAGGGCGACCGCGTCGACATCCACATATGGTTGTCGGAGCGCCATGTCGCTGTGCTGGACCGCTTGGCCCGACAGTTCGAACTGAGCCGGGCCAAGGTCATCGCGGGCCTGATCGACGATTACGCCAAGGGTGAAAACAGGGGTGAAAACCGTGACCGCTGAGAAGATGGCCTCGTGGGCCATGCTTGCCGCGCTTGCCGCCGTGGTGATCGCGTACGTGATATTGGAGGGATTGCATGCCGTCGCGCTACTATGAACCGCTGACAACCGAAGAGGTCTGCGAAGCGCTCAGCGACTTCTTGCAGAAGAAGTACCCGCTGCGCACGATGCCGGAGGTGATCTGGTTCAGCCACGACATCCCGGCCCAGCGGCTCACCGTCGAGACCGCGACGCCGATCCCAGCGGACTTTTCTACCGACGACGTGTACGATGAAGGGACGCCCGTATGACCACTACCGACATTGCCCACAAGGACCGCGCTCACAGCTACGTCGGCGGCTCGACCGCCAAGCGCGTCATGAATTGTCCGGGCTCGGTCAATCTCTGCGCCCAGTACCCCAACGTCGAGACGGTGTTTGCCGCCGAGGGCACGGCACTGCACGAAGCCATCGACCTGATCTTTCAGGGCCTGCTGAAGCACGACCGCGACGTGATCGGCCTCGACTTTAACGGCTTCGTCATCACCGAGGACATGTTCGAGCAGGCCATCGTGCCAGCCCTCGCCATGTGGGACGCGCTCGACGCTGAGTTGGGTGGTATCAACTACTACAACGAGCGGCGTGTGGTCTTCCCCGGCATTGAGGGGGCCTTCGGCACGGTCGACATGGTCGGCACGTCCAAGGACCGGACCGTGGTCTGGGACTGGAAGTTCGGTCGAGGCGTGGCAGTCACGGCTGAGAAGAACGAGCAGCTGATGTACTACGCCTACGCTGCCGCCCACACGCAGCCCACCGACAGGTTCTTCGACTACGACAAGCCCATCGAGTTGTTCATCTGCCAGCCCATGATTTCGAACGGCGAGCGGTTCACGCGCTGGACGACAAGCTGGGCCCAGCTCGAGGTCTTCGCCCTCGAGTTGCGGCATGCCGTCGAGCGGTCGCAGGAGCCGGATCCGCCGTTCAAGACGGGGTCGTGGTGCCGGTTCTGCAACGCCAAGACGGGTTGCCCAGCATACCGGGGCATGGTCGATCAGGTAGCCACTCTCTCGTCTGCGCAGATGCAGAGTGAGATCGAGCGGTGGTTGCCCTACGCAGACATGATGATCGAGTGGGGTCAGGCCGTGAAGGACACGGCGCACAGGCACCTCGAGGAGGGCGGCAGCATCGATGGCTGGAAGCTCGTCCAGAAGCGGGCGACGCGCAGGTGGGTCGATGAGGAGGCAGCCGACCGCTTCATGCAGGAGGCTGGCGTGCCGCCTGAACAGCGCAGTGTCAATACAGTGATTTCGCCTGCCGAGGCGGAAAAGGTGTTGAAGCGGCTCAAGGCCGGAGAGATACCTGACAGTCTGGTCTCGAAGATTTCTTCGGGCACCACCTTGGCAACAGCCGATGACAAGCGACCAGCGGTCGAGACATCGGTGACGGCCTTGCAACGGTTGGCCGACGGGCTTGCCGCGATGTGATGGGATGGTCCCATCACTTTAAGAAATAGGAAAAGGAATACGACTATGGCTAACGACATCGCCTTCGCCAGCACGGCAGGCCTTATGTCCCGCGAGAGCCTCGCATCCTCCCTCAGCAACGTCGCCAGCGCGCTCCCCTCGAGCGTTGGCAGCGACGTCCAGTACCTGAAGATGGAGAAGGGGTCGGGTGACTGGCTCTATGGTCAGGAGGAAACTCTTGTCGACGCCGACAGCCTGTGGGCTGTCAACCCCCACTCCATCCAGCACGGCTGGGTCGCGTGGGACAGCGACGCGGGTGGCGCGCCGGTGCAGGAGATCATGGTTCCTGCCTCTCGCCCCATTCCTGCTGAAGGTTCGCTGCCTGTCCTGCCGCAGGGCGTGAGGGGCAATCAGCTGGCCTACAAGGCGCAGAGGTCGGTGCAGCTCGTCTGCATCGCCGACCCCAACGCCGACGGCAAGGACACCGACGTCGGCGTCGTCTGCGAGTACAAGCAGTCTAGCGTCGGCGCGATGCGCCTGTTCAAGGATCTGATCGACAAGCTGCTCGAGCGTGTACACGCTGGCGACGAAGCCATCGTGCCCATCGCGAAGCTGTCGCACTCGTCCTACAAGCACGACCGCTACGGCAAGATCATCAACCCCGTGTTGGAGATCGTTGAGTGGCGCGCGATGAACGACACGTCGCCAGCCGGTGCCGCCGCCGAGGAGACCGCCAACGAGGCGGTCGAGGAGGAGGACGAACTGGCTGCTGCGTATGAGGCGGAAGTCGAGGCAGCAGCCGCTGCTACCCCCCGCCGTCGTGCACGCCGGGACTAACCCGTCATGAGCAAGGCTATTTACACGCCTCGCGTCGGAAACTCCGGCGCGATCCTGAAGGGCTTCATTGAGCGCATCGAAAACCTCAACGAAGAAAAGCGGGCTATCTCGGTCGACATCCGCGATATCTTCGCCGAGGCGAAGGGCAGCGGCTTCGAGCCCAAGATCATGCGCATCGTCATGAAGCGCAGGGCCATGGATCGTGCCGCCGTGCAGGAGCAGGACGCGCTGGTTACGACCTACGCTCACGCTATCGGCGAGCCTGCCCCCGACGACGACGAGGAGACCACCTCGTCGTCTGACTGAAGTAAGAGGGCCCCCGCCCGTTCAGGTACTGCGTACCGGGCGGGGGCCGCTCGAATGGGGGGACCATTTATGCCGTACTGTTTCATGGACTGGGAGACCAGATCCGAACTCGACCTGACCATCGTCGGCGGCGCTCGCTACGCCAAGCACCCCTCGACGATGCCGCTGCTCCTGTCGTGGGCGGTTGACGATGGCCCGGTAAAGCTGTGGGTTCCAGACCTCTCCAGCCACCTCAGTCCCAAGGTGTGGTCCTTCGTCAAGGGCTACGTCGATGCCGTTGGTGCCTTCCCGCCTGAATTGCACGCCTTCGCCAAGAGTGCGGGCTGTTACTGGGTGGCATGGAACATGGCCTTCGACAGGCAGATCGCGCAGCACTGCGCCGCGCCCCGCTTCGGCTTCCCTGACATGCCGACCACCAAGACGCTCGACGCCATGGCGCAGGCCGCGGCGTCGAACCTGCCCGGTCGTCTCGACATGGCCGGTCGTGTTCTCGGCCTCGGCAGCAAGACCGTGGGCGGCAAGGGCATCATGAAGAAGTTCGCCGACGCGGGCACGCCGATGCCCGACAACGTCGACGACTGGAAGACCTACCTCGACTACTCCCGTCAGGACACGGTCCTGATGCGCGACATCTGGAAGGTGACGCGCCCGCTCGATGCCAGCGAGTGGCAGGAGTACTGGGTCAGCGAAGCCATCAATGACCGGGGCATGCTGGCCGACCTCGACGTCTGCCGCGGCGCGCTCAAGTACCGTGCCGAGGACGAGGCCTACAACCGCGACGAGATCAAGCGCCTGACGCATGGCGCGGTTCCCGCCGTGACCATGACGGCCCGCATCAACGGGTGGATGTACCCCCGCCTGAGCCATGAGCTTCAGGAGTTCATGGTCAAGGAACGCAACGAAGCCGGTGAGCCGACGAAGTTCACGCTCTCGAAAGACACCATCGGGCGGCTGCTCGAAGAAATTGGCCTCAGCGATACACCGCCCGAAGACGAAGTGGTCGAGGTGCTGGAACTGCTCCAGTTCGGTCGCTCGTCGAGCGCGGTCAAGTTTGAGAAGATACTGAACCAAGCCGACGAAGGTCGGCTCAAGGGCAGCTACGTCTTCAATGGCGCGGGCCAGACCGGGCGCTTCTCGTCGCGCGGCGTGCAGGTACACAACCTGCCTCGCAAGTCGATGAACACCAAGCAGAACAAGACGCTTGAGCTTGACCTGCTCGACATGATCGCAGCGCAGGAACCCATTGAGAAACTGCGTCAGTACGGACCGGTCAGTTCGACGCTGTCGAAGCTGATCCGGCCCACCTTCCACGCGCCGAAGGGTCGTCTTCTGGTGTGGGGCGACTGGGCCGCCATCGAAGCTCGCGTTGCGCCATGGCTGGCCAACTCGCACTCGGCCCGCAAGGCTGTGCTCGAACCCTTCGAGACTGGTGCCGACCTCTACATCCTCAACGCCGAGTCGATCTTCGGCGTGCCAGCCGACGTCATCCTCGAGCGCTACAACAACGGCGACAAAGAAGCCAACGAGATGCGCCAGTCGGGTAAGGTCGCAGTCCTCGCGCTCGGCTTCCTTGGCGGTGCCGGGGCCCTCAAGGCTATGGCTCGCGGCTACGGCATGAAGCTCAGCAACGAGGACGCCCAGAAGATCGTCGATGGCTGGAGGGAGCGCAACAGGTGGGCCCGGATCTTCGGCGATCAGTGCGAGGGTGCCGCCTTCTCGGCGATGAACAACCCCACGACGACCTTCGACGCTGGTCTGCTGCAATACGTGTTCATGCCCAACCTGCTGCGCGGCACGCTGCTGTGCCGTCTGCCCGACGGTCGCTTCTTGTCGTACCCGATGGCGAAGGTTGAGGAGATCGAGAAGTTCGACCGCAAGTCTATGGCGATCACGTATCTGAACGGGGCAGGCAGGCGGTCGCTCTGGACAGGCCTCCAGCTGGAGAACGGTACACAGGCACTCGCAGCCTCGCTGCTACGTCAGACACTAGTGAAGATACACACGACGGTCAACTCCGCCGACATCGTCGGGCACACCCACGACGAGGTCATCTGCGAAACCGACGAAGACAACGCAGAACTCTTTGCCGAAAGGCTGAAGTCGATTATGCTGGAGGGGTTCGACTGGACGACGGGTCTGCCCCTCGGTGCCGAGGTGAAGACGTCGTGGTACTATCACAAATGAAGCCTGCGCCTCTCGGCTGACTACCGCAGCCGCTACCAACCACGAGGACTTGATGGACAAATTCCCTCTCGAAGACGCCCGCGCCCGTTGCACCGACCTCCGGCTGCGGCTTTTCAATAATGGGTTCTATCCCCTACCCAACGAGAACAAGATACCCCGCCTCAAGGATTGGTCTCGCATTGAGATCACCGAGGACATGATCCGGTCTCGGACGTGGGCGCGCTCGAACAAGACCCGCGACACCGGCATACGCTGCGGCGATGTGATCGCAATCGACTGGGACATAAACGACAAGGGCCTGCTCAACGACCTGCTCGACCTCGCGGTCGACCAGAAGATCATCCCCGAAAGCCCCTTCGTCCGCATCGGCATGAAGCCGCGCGAGATGTGGATTTATCGGACCGAAGAAAAGATCGGCAAGCGCAGCACCGGCTTCTTCGCCCGCCCCGGCGCTGACCCCGACGACAAGTCGGAGCAGGTAGAAATTCTGGGTGCCGG